ATGCTGGGAACCATCAGCCCCTATGAGACCGCCAACGGCACCCGCTGGCGGTTCCAAGCCCCACCCCGCCTCGACCCCGTCACGGGGGAGAAGGTGCGCCCAGGTAAAGCCGGATTTGAAACCGAGCAGGAAGCCTACCTGGAGCAGATCAAGTACAACGCCAGCATCGGCACATTGACTGTTGAGACCACTGCGTCCCTACGTGACGTTCTGACCAAACGACTTGCCGAAGCCTCTTACGCCAACGGCACGCAGAACTCCTACTACTACCAAACGACCCGTTTGCCCGAATGGCTACTCGACATGCCCCTCATGGATATCGACAAGGGCCACATCGAGACCATGGTGATGCAGCGCTGCGAACAGCGCATCAAGGAGACCGGCAAGCCCTACAGCCGCTCCTACATGGAAGCTCTCGTGAATCTGGTGTCGGGGACGTTCGTATATGCGGTGACCAAAGGCGTGCCCATCAAGAACCCCTGTACCGGCATCAGCGTCAAGCGCCTGCTGAGTCGCTTCACTGCCAAGGCCACCGACTGGCGCGCGAGCGTGGCCGTGCAACAGTCCGGGCCCGAAGATTGGAAGTCGGCGATGATCAAAGGGGCTGTCGGCAGCGGCCCCGTGCTCACCCGCGATCAGGTGATGGACTTCATCGAGTTCATGCCCTACCCCTACCACGCCTACTTCATCACCACCTTCTTCCAGGCGTTCCGCAGAGGCGAGTCGCTGGGGATGGCCTGGGAGCGAACTGACCTCAGCCCGGAAATCTCCGCTGCGCTCATCCAGGAGACCATCGCGCTCTCGGGAGGGCAGGTCCAGGTCAACCCCACGCCGAAAAGCGGGGAGTCCCGTATCGCGCTGCTCGACCCCTACGTTGTGCAAGCGCTGGAGGATCACCAGAAGCACCAGAACGACCACAAGGCCGAGCACTACCCCGAATGGCATGACGACTGGATTTTCACCTCCAGGCGCTACCGCACCTCCCAGGATTGGCATCCGGGCAAGGTGATTCGGCCGTGCAGTGTGCTCGGGCAGATCAACAAATGGGCCGGTCGCTCAGGGGCAAAGATCGACGGAGTTCGCACCCTGCGCCGTTCGTGGGCGAACATCGCCGCCAACAGGCTCGGCATTCCCCCCTACGTCATCATGAAGGTCCTGGGTCACGCGGGAGAGACCGTGACGACCGAGCACTACACCCAGGCCACTGACGCCCAGGTGAGAGAGGCCCTCGCAGCCGTCCGCGATTACGTACTCGGCGGATAACGGCAGGCCGGACGATCCGGGAAGCGCCGCCCTATACACAGGTGCGAGGGAGAGATCGGGAGGGGTCTTTCCGTGCGCGCGGACAGTTCCCGGATTGTCCGCACTTTATAGAGGTGGGAAGGGGCCCAGAGAGTAGCGCAGCAACGCAAGCGTGCTCTCGGCCCTCGCCCAACCTTCGTTCCGGACGTCGATGGATTGTCCACCCTTGGGGTCCTGGGTCCCCCGATCTTGGGGGGACTACAGGGGGTACCTGGTTTACCTACCTAGTACTGAACCCGACAGGGTTCAGGAAGTTACCTACCTGGTCTTACCTACTGACCTACCAGAGGATCGGCCTCCAGGCCGATCCGAGAAGGTGACCTACCAGGTTCTTACTTCTTTCTCCCCCAGATCACCTCCTTCCGTCTCCGACTCAGGAGGTGAGGTTGCCAAGAGCACCCAAGAAGTGCCTGGAGTCGGGTTGCCGGCGGCCGGCAACCAATCAGGGTCGGTGCCCAGAGCACTACGTGCCCTGGTCAGTCACCAGCCCCAGGAACCAGACGCGGCCATCGAACGCCGCGACGCTGATGCGCAAGGTGCGCAAGCGGGACCGTGAGCGCTGCTACGTCTGCGGCAGCCCCGGTCGGATTGTTGACCACGTGACCCCAGTCGCCGAAGGCGGCTCCTGGGACCTGTCCAACCTCGCCTGCATCTGTCCCATCTGTCACGAATCCAAGTCTCGGAAGGAGGCCGCGCGGGGGAGGGCGCGTCACCGATGAGAGATGAACGTTTCCGGCCGAACTGTGGCCCTAGCGGCTACTGCGGCTCTTGTACCACTCCTTGCTTCCTGGACGATCGCGCCGCCTTCGAGTCGCTCGTCGAGCGTGGCCCTGACCCCTACGACGAGCTGGCCCACTCCGTCGAAGACACCGACACCTTCGCGCTCAACTGCGTCCGCTGGGAAGATCCCGAAGGGGTCTGCTCCACGGAAGTCTGCATCTCCAACTACTTCTGCTACGACGACTACCAAGCCGACGCCGAAGGCGACGCCGTCTAAGACGGCCACCCCCAAGCCCACGGCCTCGGCCAAGCCGACGGTTAAGCCGACCCCGAAGCCCAAGCCGAAGCCCCCGTCTTCGGCAACCCAGGTTGCCAACGTCCTGAAGATCGCCCGAGGCGAGATCGGCACCTCGGGTCGGCCGAACAAGTACACCCGGTGGTACGCCTACGACATCGACAAGGGCTCTGAGTTCCTCTCTGTGGCCTGGTGCGCCATCTTCATCTCCTGGGCGGCTGAGGAGGCCGGCGTCCGCTCCAAGACCGGCACAGAGGCTTGGACGGTCGGCTGGGCCAACTGGTACGCGGCCAAGGGCAAGTGGGGCACCAAGCCGAAGGTCGGTGCTCTGGTCTTCTACGACTGGTCTGGCGGCAAGAGCCGCTCCGGCATCGACCACGTCGGCATCGTCGAGAAGGTCAACGCCAACGGCTCGATCGTGGCCATCGAGGGCAACCACAGCAACGCAGTGGCCCGCGTACCCCGATCGAGCAGCATCGTCGGCTACGGCTACTGGGCCTAACGGCCTACACGTATACACCCAGCGCTCCGTGCCTCATACGTTCAGGTTCGCGTTCGCATCCACAAGACAAGTCTCGGCGGAGTTGGGGCTGAGGATGGGGATATTGATCAGGCAGCCAAGCGCATCATCGACGACCCCGGCCCGAGCGGGCGCGGGGGTCTGCATGCCGATGGTGGCAAGCGCGGCGGCGGCAAGGCCGACTGAGAAGCGACGCATGGGTTTGCGATCTCCTAACTGAGGCGCGATTGGCTCACCTCTGTGATTGCCACCTCAATGCATACGCAACGTAACCACTGGATACTCATGGCTATCGATGCAGGTCAATAGACCTGGCCAGTTGGGCTGCCAGCGAGAACCGGGCTTCGAGCCGGTGGGGCTGGCACGGCGCGCGTGAGGGCGGGTTCCGCGCGCCTTACTTCTTTCTTCTACACCGGAGGTGATGTGCATGGCCGGAAAGCACTCGAAGGTCGAGTCCGCGGTGCCTGCGAAGGCGGGCAAGCCGAAGGCCAAGGACGTCGAGGTGCCGCACGACGACGCCGAAGGCCACCGCTCTCACCGCGCCCGCTACGGGGCGAGCGAGGAGTCCTGAGGTGGCCGGGAGAGGTCCCGCGCCCAAGGAGAACGCCGTCAGGCGCAACGCCGTGGACCTGAGCCACCTCGAAGGCGAAGAGGTGGACGGCAAGCTCAAGAAGCTGTTCAAGCGCGACGGCTACAGCGTGGCCACGCAGCGCTGGTGGGACACCTGGGTGGACAGCGAGCAGGCCGAGTCGTTCAAGGCGACCGACTGGCAGCGGCTCCAGATGTTGGCGCCCTTGGTTGAGGCGTACTACCGCCGCCCCGGCCATAACGCGTTGGCGGAGATCAGGCAGAACGAGAGCCTCCTCGGCGCGACGGTCACCGACCGCATGCGCCTTCGCATGAACAAGAACAACGACCAGTCGAAGGGCTCCGACAAGCCCGACCGGCTCCCCGAGAACGTCGCCGACATGGACCTGTACCGGCAGCTCGGGGGCGCATAACTGAAGGAGGTGACCGGCCATACAGACCGGGAACCTCCCCGAAGGCGTACCGCACCCCAAGCGCAGCCTGGGCTATCCGATCCTCCGCTGGGCTGAGACGTACATCGTCCAACCGGACGGCGAGAACGCCGGCCAGCCGTGGGTCTGGACGAACGAGCAAAAGCGGTTCGTCTTGTGGCTCTACGCGATCGACTCGCGCGGGAAGTGGCTCTACGACACCGCCTGCCTTCGCCGCGCGAAGGGTTGGGGAAAGACCCCGCTCCTCGCCGCCCTGGCGATCATCGAGTTCATCGGCCCGGCGCGGTTCAGCCACTTTGACGATAACGGCTTCCCGGTCGGCAAGTCGGTGGGACTGCCGCTGATCCAGATCGCTGCCACGTCGATCGACCAGACCGCCAACACGCGCGACATGGTCAGGGGGATGTTGGCGAACTCGCCGGCAGAGGACGAGTACGAGATCGAGATCGGGAAGGAAAGGATTCAGTTCCGGAACGGGCGTCCCGGCCGGATTGAGCCTGTCACCAGCTCCAGCCGTGGCCTGGAAGGTGCCCGCCCGTCGTTCGTGATCGGCGACGAGACGCATCACTGGATCGCCAGCAACGGTGGCATCGGCGTCTACGAGGTGTTGGACAGAAACGTCCGCAAGACGGCCGGCCAGGGCTCGCGCTACATCGAGTCGACCAACGCGTTCAACCCGAACGAAGAGTCGGTGGCGCAGCGGACGTATGAGGCGTTCCTGAAGAAGCCTGACGGCAGGCTGCTCTATGACTGTGTCGAGGCCGACAACGACGAGATCGACCTCAACGACATCGAGGCCGTTGAGCTGGGCCTGCGGCAGGCGTACGGCGACTCGCACTGGGTGGACATCCAGGGTCTGATCGACGCCATCCAGGACCCGCGTACGAGCCAGGCGCAGGCGTACCGCTTCTATCTGAACAAGATCCAGGAATCGGCGAATCAGTGGATCGGCCGGCCTATCTGGGACGGCCTGCGCGATGACGACGATCCGATCCGGCCGGGCGACCAGATCGCCGTGGGCTTCGACGGCTCCCTCTACTCCGACAGCACGGCGATCGTGGGCTGTCGCCTGAGGGACGGCAAGCTGTTCCTGATCCACCTGGACGAGGACCCGCACATCCCCGGCCGCGACTGGCAGGTGGACACCCTGCTCGTGGACAAGCGGATGCGCGAAGCGTTCGCCACCTACAAGGTCGAGTGGGCGTTCTGCGATCCGAGCTACTGGCAGAACGTTGTGGGCCAGTGGGCCCTGGACACCAAGGAGGCCGACCGCGACGGCCGGGACATCGTCTTCGAGTTCAGCCCCAACCGGGCCAAGCAGATGTGCGAGGCGATCGAGCGGCTACACACCGCCGCTCATCTGGCCGAGGACGTGTGCCACGACGGCAACCCGGACATGGCCCGGCACATCGGCAACGCGGTCACGTACGAAGTTCCCCAGGGACTGCTCATCCGCAAGGAGTCCAAGCGCTCCCGGAAGAAGATCGACATCGCGATTGCGGCGGTGTTGGCCTATGAGGCCCGAGCGGAAGCCATCGCTGACGGACGGATGAAGATCCGCAAGCGGGCCCGCCTTCGCAGCTACTGACACCCCTCACATGGAGGCCCTTGGCGATGCGCCAGGGGCCTTTTTTGTGCCCGAAACCAGGAGGACTGGCCCTTGGCAACGCTCACTCGGCCGACAACGCCGGTCGAATGGATGAACTACCTCGAAGGCCAGCTCGCCATCCAGAGGGCACGCATCCTCAAGCCCACCAGCTACTACGACGCCGACGTCCAGGGAAGCAGCCTCACCTTCGCCCAGCAGAAGTTCCGCGAGATCTTCGGTGAGACCTTCGTCGGCTGGCGTGACAACTTCATCCCGTTGATCGTGGACAGCATCTCCGAGCGGCTGTCGGTCCAGGGCTTCCGCTTCGGCGAGGACCAGGCCGACAAGGACGCCCAGAAGATCTGGCAGCGCAACTTCCTGGACGCCGACAGCAACGCGGCCCACATCAACGCGCTGGTACAGGGTGCCGCCTTCATCACCGTGTGGGGCGATGAGGACGGCGAACCGCTCGTGGTCCCCGAATCCGCGGACGAGGTGGTGGTCCAGTACCGGGCCGGTAGCCGGCGTCTGCTGGAGGCGGCGCTGAAGAAGTACACCGACGACTGGGGTACCGAGTTCGCCACCCTGTGGACCGCCAAGACGGTCTTCAACTCCACCAGGGGCAAGCAGGGCTGGCTGGCTCCCAGGGCTGTGCGCAACAAGCTGGGCGTCGTCCCGGTCGTCCCGCTGACCAACCGGGCCAGGCTCAAGCTCGACCCGTTCAGCGAGATCACCAACGTCATCCCGATCGCTGACGCCATCAACAAGGTCAGCATGGACGCGCTCACAGGCAGTGAGTTCGCCGCCTATCCACAGCGGATCTTGGCAGGCATCGAGCCGTTCGAGAACGAGGACGAGGAACACCGGGCCATGATGCGGGCCTACATCGACCGCATCCTGACGCTCGACAACCCCGAAGCCAAGTGGGGCCAGTTCGAGCCCGCTGACCTGGGCAACTACGTCAAGCTGATCGACATGCTGGTCCAGCACATGGCCAGCCAGAGCCGCGTCCCCTTCCATTACTTTTTGTTGAACGGGGGCCAGGCACCGTCCGGCGAGAGCATCACCGCTGCCGAAGCCGGTCTCGTCGCCAAGGCCCGCGAGCGCATGCTGCACTTCGGCGAGTCCTGGGAGAGCGCGATGAGGCTCGCCTTCCGCGTGAAGGGTGACGCCCGAGCTGACGCCTTCGACTGCGAGACCATCTGGGCCGACCCCGAGCACCGCAACAAGGTCGCGTTGGCTGACTCGCTGATCAAGCTGAAGGAGATCGGCGTCCCCGACGAGGTCCTCCAGGAGAAGTACGGCTTCACGCCTGTCGAGATCGAGCGCAACGTGACCCTCATCGAGGAGCAGCGCAAGCGCGAGCTGGAGTTCGCCACCAAGCAGGCCAAGGCCATGGCCGAGGCCGCACCACAGATGCCGGCCGCTGCCGGGGCGAGCAAGCCCGGCCAGCGGAGCACGAAGACTTCGCCGTCGTCGAAGGACGCGAGCGTGGAGCGCCAGAGAGCCAAGCAGAAGGCTGCCTGACCCCTGGCGCGTGTAACCGGCCCTGCCCGCACGGGTGGGGCCTTTCTTATGCCATCCGCACGGATTGAGGAGATACATGGACGAGCAGTCCACCGTCGAGGCCACCCCGTCTGTCGAGGAGCTGCGGGCGCGCATCGCGCAGCTTGAAGAGGCTGAGGCGAAGCTCAAGACCGAGTCCCGCAAGTGGGAGGAACGCTCCAAGAGCAACTACGCCAAGCTCATGGACTTCGAGCGTGCCGGTATGAGCGACGCCGAACGGGCCAAGGCCGACCAGGAACGGATCATCGCAGAGGCCGCCGAGAACGCACGTCGGGCGGTGCTGGGTGAGGTCGGTTCCAAGCTGGCCGCAGCGGAGTTCAAGGCCGCTGCCGCGAAGGCTGGGATCGACGCGGACGATCTGCTCGACGTGATCGACGTCTCCAAGTTCCTCGGAGAGGACGGTTCGCCGAACTCCGAGGTCATCAACGAGCGGGTGTCCGCTCTCGCCTCCAAGTGGTCGCAGCCGAAGTGGGACCAGAACCTCGGCATTGGCCCGCAGGGTTCCGGCGCTGCCGGCCAGCTCAGCCGTGAGGCGCTTCACCGCATGTCTCCCCGCGAGATCGCCCAGGCCCGCAAGGACGGCCGCCTGGACGCGCTTATGCGTGGCGAGATCTAACAGCACTTTTACATCGCACCGCCCGAGGCCCTCGGCATGACGCCGGGGGCCTTTCGCATGCCCTGAGCAAGTAAGGAAATCCCGCCTTGGCCACCACCTTCACCAACGGCATCTACCGTGACGGCGGCGCTCGTCTGACGACCGGCGTCGAGAACGTCTTCATCCCCGAGCTGTGGTCCGCCCAGTTCCTCCAGGACACGGAGGACCAGCTTGTCCTGGGCTCGCTGCTGGCTACGAACACGTACGAGGGCGAGTTCCGTCGCGAGGGGGACGTCGTCAGAATCCCGCACTTCGTCCAGACCGTCGAGGACAAGGGCAACGTCCGCGCCTACGGCACGATCGGCGCGGCTGACCGGGCCGAGCTTGAGTACATCAAGATGCAGGTCGCGAAGGGCTCCTCCTTCCACTTCGAGGTGGACTCGCTCCACCAGCTCCAGACGAAGTCCGGTATCGATCTGATGACCGAGCTGGTTCGCCAGCGTGCCCGCCAGGCCGCCATCTCCCTGGACGCCCTGGTGGCCGAGGCCGTCGTGCTGGCCTCGCAGGAGACCGTCGCCGGTTCGGGTCTGGGCAAGGACGCCAACAGCGACAGCAGGGCCGAGCCGCTGCACGGCCTGGTCGAGTCCGTCGTCTGCGGCACCACGGCCAACGCCCGTTACGAGCAGATCGTTGACATGGTCGCGCTGCTGGACGACGCCAACGCCGAGGGCGACCGATTCCTCGTCATCGGCTCGGCCATCCGTAGCGAGATCTTGAAGCTCAAGGAGTTCATCGACGCCAGCCACTGGGGTGGCCAGGCGGTCATGCCGTCCGGCGCGATCGGGGCCATCCTGGGCGTCCCGGTCATCGTCTCCAACACCGTCGGCCCGCGTGTCACCCGCAAGGGCAAGTCGTCCCAGCTCCTGCGCTCGCACTCCGCTGCGGCTGGCGTGGACATGATCCTCGGTTCGGCCGGCGCGGTCGCCGCCGTCATCCCGCACGTCGAGATGGCCTCGTACAAGCCCGAGGCCAAGTTCACCGACGCCGTGAAGGCGCGCATGCACTACGACGCCAAGGTCATTGCCCCCCACCAGCTCGTCGTGGGCCTGCCCAAGGCCGGCGCCTGATCCTCCGCTCGCTGAACCCCCGGCGTGATGACGCCGGGGGTTCTCCCTTGCTCGATTGGAGCGCCCATGCTGATGACGGTCGCCGACATCGAGGCTCGCACCGGGCAGATCTACGAGGACGAGCGGCTGGTCCAGGTCGAGTCCTTCATCGCTGACGTGACGGGCCTGGTCGAGACCTACCTTGGCCGCACCTACACCACCGCCGCTCCACCGGCCGCCGTCAAGGCGGTCGCCTGCCTTGAGGTGATGCGCTACCTCAACACCGACCCTGGAGTGGCCTCCGACCGCATCGGTGACCTGGCCACGAGCTACGCCTACGGGGGCGCGGTGGTCGTGCTGAGCCGGGACGCCAAGGACGCGCTGCGTCCCTTCCGCTGGAAGTCCGGACTGGGCTCCATCCAGCTCGTCTCCCGCTGGATACCTGACCCGAACTCGGGGGGTACGGCGTGATCCTGGACAAGGCCCCGGAGACCATCCGCGTCTACGAGACGATCTGGGTTGACGACGGCTACGGCGGCGGCCGGTACGCCACCGCTGGAAGCAAGTACGTCGAGGTCCAGGCGTTCGTTCTGCCGACCGGTTTCGCAGGTGCCGGCTGGGCCGCCAACACGCGCGCCGCCCAGCAGGGATGGGCCGACACCGCCCGCGTCACGGTCGTGGTCAAGATGACCAAGGCGCTGAAGGACTTCGGCGAGTGGTCCCGCGTCGAGGCCCAAGGCCAGATGTGGACCGTGGTGGACCACCCCCGCCGCTGGCGCACCAGGCGCGTGGACTTCGTCTCGGCACTGTGCGAGCTGAAGGGCGATGCCCGGTGAGCTACTGGGTCAACCCGCGAACCAACGAGATCGTGGCCGGCCTTCCCGGCGTCCACGCCGAAGTCATCGCCACCGCCCACCGGGGCGCGGCCCTGCTGAAGGCAGAGATCAACACCCGCACGGGTGCGATGGCCGCCAGTGTCAGCGCCGAAGCCGTGGGGTCGAAGGACGCCTTCTTCGGCATGAGCGACGAGGGCGCGATCCCCTACAACTTCGGCCACCACAACCTGTGGGCCGACCGTGACATCCCCGGCAGCCACGTCATCGAGCAAGCGATGGGCGGGCTGTGAGCGACCCCTTCAAGACGCCCGTCCGCTGGCAGCGAAGGGCGCCCATCTTCAACCAGGGCTCGATCGGCTCCTGCACCGGTCACGCGATGGCCGGTGTGCTCGGCACGGACGGCCTGGGTCGTACTGGCCGCTCGGACATCACCGAGGAGCTGGCGCTTGAGCTGTATGAGCTGGCGACCAAGCTGGATGAGTTCCCCGGCGAGTACCCGAGCAAGGACACCGGCTCGTCAGGCGTCGGTGTGTCCAAGGCCGCGATGCGGCTCGGCTACATCAACGGCTACTGGCACACCCGCTCGATCACCGGGGCCATAGCGGCACTCCACTACGGGCCCTGCCTGATCGGCATCCCCTGGTACACCGCCTGCGAAGACCCGCGAGCTGACGCCCTGGTCCCCTTCACCGGGGAGCACATGGGCGGCCACGAGATCGTCCTTGTCGGCTGGGAGCCGGACCAGCAGCGGTTCGTCTTCGCCAACTCGCGCGGCCCCGACTTCGGGGACGGCGGGTTCTTCCGCATGACCTACCGCGACTTCGCCCACGCCCTGTGGCTCGGCGGCGACGTCGTCCTGCCGATCTTCCCTGAGACCCCGGAGAGGTGGTGACCTTGATCCCCGATCCTGAGAAGGTCATCATCGCGGCGCTCGTGCAGAGCATGCCGGATCTGGTGGTGGCCGGCCGCCCCCGGATCTACCCGCAGGCACCGCCCGACTGGGACAAGCAGTCCTTCCTCGTAGTGCGCGCCACGGGCGGCGGAGCTTCCCGGCATCCGCACCTGTACGCGGTCTGCTACTTCGAGATCGAGGCGTTCGCCCCCGCACGGGGAGCGGCCTCGGAGCTGGCTCGCCGGGCCAACGCCGCCATCTCGCAGGCCAGCCGCAACAGCTTCCGCTACGAGACCCCTGAAGGCGGCGGCTACCTGTTCGGCTTCCGCGAGGTCAACGCCCCCTCGCTGATCTACGACGGACTGACGTCCAAGCACGGCGACACCTGGATGTTCCAAGGCACCTACCAGATCTCGGTCAGGGCCCTGCGCTAACCCCCACTTCTTTCTTCTTCCTCCCCTCTCCTGCCCACATACTGGAAGTTGGTAATTACCTTCATGGCACCCACCTACCTGACCAAGGACCCGGTTCTCGTCCCGGCGACTGGCTATGTGTTCGTCGCGCCCGAGGGCACGCCCAAGCCGACGCTGCCCCTGGACATCCGCAACCTGCGCACCCTGCGCGAGTCCGTGGGCATCTCCTGGGCGAGCATCGGCAACACCTCGCTGGAGAACGGCATCTCGCACGAGAGCGAGGGCGACGAGGCCGAGGTGCTGGGCACCTGGCAGAACCCGGCGCTGCGCACCACCACCCCGCCGAAGATCTACACCGTGACGCTCGCCCTGGCGGACTTCACGATCGAGACCTACAAGCTCTACTACGGCGGTGGCACGGTCTCCCCGGACGGCTCGTTCGTCATCCCGTCCGTCCCGGCCGCGACCACCAAGGCCATGCTGATCGTCGCCGTCGATGGTGACCGGCATGTCGTGGAGTACTACGAGCGGGTCTCCCTGATCGGCGCTGAAGGCGTCGCCTACGACCCGGCCGCCCTGTCGGAGATGCCCGTGAAGGCGACCATCCTCGGTGGCCAGAGCGGTCTGGGCGAGATCTCCCCGGTGATGTGGGGCAAGGCTGTGGCGATCAACCCGCCCACCCTGACCAGCGTCACCCCGATCTCGGCCGCGCCCGGCACGGTGATCACCCTGAACGGCACGAACCTCACCGCGCCGCTGACCGTCTGGTTTGGTGTTTACGAAGGCACGGAGGTCACCACGACCCCGACCGGCACGCAGGCCACCGTCCGGGTCCCCACTCCGGTCGAGACCGGCGACCTGGCCGTTCAGGTCCGCGTGGAGACCAACTTCGGCGAGAGCGCCGGCCAGAACTTCACGATCGACCAGACCGCCTGATCCTTTTCGCTTGCCAACTTACTGGAAGTTGGTAACTGACTGCCCCGCTGAGCGTGCTCGGGAATGGCGCGTTCAGCGGGGCTTTCCATTCCCACATTCCCACCCCTGAAGGAGTGCCCCCGTGGCTGTTCTGAAGTACGAAGACCTGCTGGCCGACGTCGAGCGCGAGAAGATCGAGAAGGGCCTTGAGTTCCACGCCAAGGACGGTGAGGTCGTCATCCTGCGCCCCGTCCTGCTGCTGTCCAAGGACGAGCTGAAGGTCGTACAGGTCCAGCTCAAGGTGATTGGCGACGACAAGGTGGACACCTTCGGCCGCATCGACGCCATGGACGCCATCATGATCGCCGCCGCCGACAAGAAGAAGTCGCTGAAGGACTCGCTGGGCGACCTCCCGCCGCAGCTCCGCGCCCGCGTCTTCGAGACCTGGATGCAGGCGGCTGACACGGGGGAAGCCTCAGCCTGATCGAGCTGATCGACAGCCACGGCGACGAGCTGGCCGCCGACTTCTTCAGGTTCTACCAACTGGACCTGCGGGACGTCGTGCGCGGCCGGCTCTCCTCGAAGCTGGCTCTGGCGCTCATCAGGCAGCTCCCCATGGACTCGGCCTACGTGACGGCAATCCGCGGTGGCCTTGAGTACACCGGCTGGGACCGTCACGCCTACCTGATGGCCGACCTCTACGACGCCATCAACACGCTGACCTACTTCTTCGCCCTCTCCAAGAGCGACCAGCCGAAGAAGATCACACCCTTCCCGGCCTATCCACGCCCCGGCGTCGAGCCGGTGAAGAAGCCAGACAAGCCCAACCCACTGCTGGCCCGGCTAAGGGGCGAGGACGCCCCTGCGCCGCAGATCGGGCCTGGCTCGAAGATCCCCCTTCCGCCTCCTCGCCCTTAGGGCGGATGGAGGACCCATATGGCGGGAAGCCCCGCGCGCAAGGAAGTCGGGCGCGTCGGAGTCCGCGTCGTTCCCGACACCTCACAGTTCGAGAAGAGGCTCGAAGCCCTGCTGGCCAAGTGGGGCAACGAGAAGATCGACATCAAGGTCGAGGCTGACACCAAGGCGTTCGAGGCCAAGCTCAAGAAGCTCACCTCCGGCAAGCACTCGACCGACATCAAGGTCAAGGCCGATGCCGCCAAGGCCCAGGCGCAGATCGACAAGGCCGCCAAGGACCGCACCACCAAGATCCAGCTCCGATTCGTCGGCAACGAGGCGGTACGCCGCCTCAACGAGCTGGACAAGGACACCGTCAAGCACGTCCGGGTCTCCCTCGATGACAAGACGGCCAAGGTCCGCCTGGAGGCCATGTCGGAGGACCGCAAGGTCGTCCTGTCCGTCCACGTCGATGAGAAGAACGTCGGCCAGGTCACCGCCTGGACGAACAAGCTCGGCAAGGACTTCGCCCATGTGGCCGACGAGCTAGACCAGGGCGTCGCACGCGCTCAGACCCGGCTCAAGGAGATCGCGGCCGAGAAGGTCCGGGTCAAGGTCGAGGCGGACACCGCCCAGACCGAAGCCCAGATCAAGAAGATGCAGCTCCTGGCTGCCGAGCGGCTCAAGCTCAAGATCGAGGCTGACGATGCGGTAGCCAAGGCCAAGCTGGAGCGCCTTGAGCGCACCCGCCACGCCAAGATCAAGGTTGACGTCGACCAGTCGGCGATGAGCCGGGTCTCCCAGGTCGTCGGCCGGGTGCTGGCCGGCGTCTCGTCCGCCATCGGCGGCCTGGTCTCGAACCTGGGCGCGATGGGCGCGGCGGCCGGATCTGCTTTCGGCGGCCTGTCGCGGGCCGCCAACTCCGCCGGCTCCTCAGCGGGCAACGCGCAGACCGCGCTGCTCGGCGTGGTCACGGCCATCGCCTCGGTCGGCGCGAGCGCCGTGGTGCTGACCACCGTCGTTGCCGTACTCGGGTCCATCGTCGTGGCCGCCGTGGCGGCGGCAGCGGCCATCGCCTCCCTGCTGGTCGGCGTAGCCGCCCTGGCAGTGGTCCCGATCGCCTTCGCGGCCATCGCCGGGATGATCTCCGCGCACAACGAGAAGCTCCGGGCCGAGTTCGAGCGGCTGAAGGAGACCCTGACTTCGACCTTGGGCAAGGTCGCCAAGCCCATGATCGACGCGCTGGCGTCGTCGATGCGGGAACTCAACTCCCGGCTCCAGGAGGGCACGCCCCTCTACGACGCGCTCAGCACGGCCTTCCAGCGCAGCTCCACCGCGCTCCGGCCGCTGACGCAGGGCGTGCTCGACTTCGCCCAGAACGCGCTGACCGGCCTGAACTCCGCTCTCCAGAACCTGAACAAGAACGGCTTCTTCGAGGGGATCAAGACCGGGCTGGGCACCCTCGGAACGGCCTTCGGCAACTTCTTCAAGGAGCTGTCGAAGTGGGGGCCGGCCTTCTCGACCGGGTTCCAGTCCATCGCCAACGCGGCCAACCTGCTGGCACCCTCGATAGCCCGACTGATGGGGGCATTCGCCTCGATCGCCCCAGGGGTGGTCAGTTCGCTCGCAAGCGGACTTAAGACCCTGTTCGACGCTTTCTCGGACAACAAGGACGTATACGGCAGGGCGGCCCAAGCCTTCGCCGACGCCCTGCGCGACATGGCACCGGGGATCGAGAAGGCGGCAGCGGCCTTCGCCAAGATGGCCCCGGACATCCTGTCCGCCACGGCGGACGCCTTCAACTCCTTCGCCGACGTGATCTCCGACCCGGACGTGGTGGCCGGCCTGACCAAGCTCGGCGAAACCATGATCGACGTCACGGGCCAGATCGCCGAGGAGGCGGCCAAGACGACCTCCGCCGTTGGCGAGGAGATCGAGATCTGGGGACAGCAGTGGGGCATCTTCACTGACGTCTTCAAGGAGTCGGCCTCCGTCAGCGTCGAGCACCTGAAGGGCCTGGTGGACCAGGCCGACTCCACCAAGGAAGCGGCCCACAACCTCCAGCAGCAGCTCAACATCTCCTGGAACGAGATCGTCTCGTCCACCGACGAGGCCGCGAACAAGGTCTGGGACTCCTGGGGCCAGGGGATCGACAAGCTGGACGAGACCACCCAGGCCGGGATGATCAACGTCCAGACCACCCTGCGTGATCGCTTCGGCGAAATGATGGAGACGGTCAACTACAGCGGCGGTCAGCTCGACGCCACCTGGAAGTCCAACATGCAGAAGCTGATCGCGGAAACGCGCGCTTCTGGGGCTCCCATGTCGGAGTCGATGGCCAACAACATGCAGGCCATCCTCGATGTCCTGGACTCGGGCGGTGCCAAGAACGTCGAGCAGGTCAAGGCCATGCTCAAGGGCATGGAAGACCAGGTCCAGGCAGCCCAGATCGCCGAACTCATGGGGATCAAGCTGGATGAGACCAAGGCCCAGGTGGACACCAAGGGCAAGGTCGTCCAGGACGCCTTCAAGGCCGCGATGGATCAGCTCCCGCAGATGATCCGCGAGGCCAAGACGCCCGAGGAGATGCGGACCAAGCTCGACCAGATGACCTCGATCGTCGGCGAGAAGGCACCGGCCATGACCCAAGCCTTCAAGTCGCTGGGCGAGGGCATGGGCAAGGGCCTGGTGGACGCCGACGTGGCCTCGTCGGTGAACACGATGATGACCGGAATCCAGACGGCGATCACCTCGCAGGTGCCCGGCATCGTCACGTCCTTCCAGCAGCTCCCGACGCAGATGACCTCTGCACTGACCTCGGGAGGGTCCGCCCTGTCCACGGCGGCCACCCAGCAGATGACCAACGTCAAGACGGCCATCGACACGGGAGTCACCGCCAGCTCGACCGCCTTCAAGAAGCTGCCCGAGCAGATGTCGGCCGGCGTCCGGGCCATGAAGGTGGACTCCGAGATCAAGACCAAAATGAACACGGTCAAGACCTCGATCGACACCACCGTCACCTCCAGCGTGACGAAGTTCAAGCAGCTCAGCACGGCTGCACAGTCGGCAGGCAAGCTCGGCAACATGGCCTCGTCTGTGCAGTCCCAGATGAACAGCGCCAAGAGCGCTGTCTCCTCTGCGGTGAGCAGCATGGTCGCCAACCTCCAGAAGGTCGCCAAGACGTGGACGGTCACCGTCGCGGTCAAGACGACCGGCTCCGTCCCCTCGGCCGCCAGCCTCGGCATCCCCGCCTCGGCCTCGGCTAGCTCGCCGGCCTCGTCGGTGGGTCCGATGGGGGCCGAACCTCTGGCAGTGGCCCGAGCCCTGGAGTCCACCACCGCCGCCGCCACGGCGGCAGAGGGAATCGCCGGCTACGCGCGAGCACTGGCCAACCGCCGCGAAGAGGAGCAGTCGGGCGGGACGAAGGTGTCGAAGGTCTACAACATCTCGATCACCGCTGCCCCGAACGTCCCCACCGAGCAGCAGTTGCGCAAGCAGCTCTCCTACGCCGACGCGCTCTACGAGTAATCCGCTCCCACGATCTGGGCCCCGGTCACACCCTCCCGGCCGGGGCCCTCCCCTTTTGCTGCCCAAGGAGGTTCGTACGTGCTGTTCAAGCCCACCGTGATGCAGATCAAGGGGGTGGACGGGGCGCTCTACACCCTGACCGACGAAAGCTTCACCGGGGCTGCGATCCTGCTCCGCGAGGGCGCGAAGGGCCTGGACTCTCCCACCTTCGACGTCAAGGCCGACGAGTACCCGGCGATCGACGGCGGGTTCGTCAGGTTCGCCCGCGCCGCCATGCGCGAGATCTTCCTGCCCGTCACGATCCACGCCCCGACCCGCTTCGAGATGATGGCGCTCAAGCGCCGCTTCATCGCCTCGCTCAACCCCAAGAAGGGGCTGGTACAGCTCCAGTCCACCGAGTTCTCTCTCCCGGCCGGCTTCACCGGAGAGCCCACGCTCGATGATCTGGTGCCCGAGCCGACGCGGGCCATCACATGCTTTGCCGCAGGTGGCCTGGAAGGCGGTGAAGGCAGTGAGAACGGCACCCACTACGCCACCTACGGCCTGATCTTGAGGGCGCCCACGCCCTACTTCCAGACCCTGGCCCGCACCGTGCAGACCTTCCAGGTCTTCGATGTCGTCGAACCGTTCATCGAGCCCGCGACGTTCCTGTCCCTGGACGGCAGCACCGAGGGTGCCGGCCTTCAGATCTCCTCCAACCCGGCCTGGACGAACGCGGTCACCCTCACCAACCCCGGCGACGTCGAGGCACAACCCCGGTGGGAAATCCGCGGCCCCCTCGAATCGCGCTTTTCTCTCGTGCTCAAAGACGCCACCGGCGAGACCGTCAAGGAGCTGCGCTTCCACACGGCCTTCCCCATCACCCAGCACCAGGTGCTCGTCATCGAGACCGCCAAGGGCGCGCAGATGATCCGCCTGTACGACCAGATCCCGGCCAACGGCGACTTCGACCCCACGCAAGGCAACTCGATGTGGTGGGCCTACGACGTCACGTCCGAGATGTGGGCGCTGGAGCCGGGCGCGGACAACCCCGTCGCTCTGGTGGTGGACAAGCCGGACGGGCTGTCGCCGGAGGAGGAGACCGCCTGGAACGCGGCCAACCAGCCCAACGTCACCGTGTCCTTCCTGCCCTCCTACCTGGGAATCTGAATGCGCAACTTCCGGATCTACGTGCGGGAGTCGCTGTTCCCCCGCTCCAAGGCGGAGGGCGGCGACGGCCTGCCCCCGCTGGCGATCGTCGGCGAGGCCGACGCCTACCTGTCCTTCGACGCCATCATGCGGCACAACACGATCGGCTCCTGGAGCCTGAAGATGCCGGCCGACCACCTCCAGTCCCGCATGCTCAAGCCCGGCCGGGGCATCGTCGTCTACCAGGACGGCGAGAAGCAGCCCCTCTTCTCCGGCCCCATCCGGCAAATCGAGAAGGAGTGGGACGAGAGCAACCCCGGCGCAGGGTCGGTGACCGTGTCCGGCGTGGACGACAACTACCTGCTGGCCGAACGCCTGGCCTGGACCAACCCCAGCCAGGACATCCGCCTGGCCGCCGCCTACCAGCACTGGCAGGCCGACCCGAACTGGCCCAACGTCGCCGAGCTGCTGCGCCAACTGTTCCTGGCCAACGCCCAGGGCCAGGCCCTGCGCAGGCTGGACCGGCTGTTCATCCCGGACGCCGGCTCGACGGTGAACTTCCTGCATGACGAGACCGCCCGCGTGGCCCGGCTCAAGTTCGACCAGGCCGACCAGCTCACCGCCCTGTTGAGCGCGGTCTACGGCTTCCGCATCACCTTCGTCTGGCACCCCGACCCCGCCTCCACCGGGGCATCCAACGGCGACCCCGACGCCAGCGGGCCAGGCATCTTGATGAGGCTGGAGCAGATCTCCGACATGACCAACGAGATCCAGTTCGGCGCGGAGATGGGCAACCTGCGCGGCTACAAGTACCTGGTCAAGGCACCGGAGGCGACCCGCCTCGTGATCGCCACCCAGAACAGGACCTGGCGGGAGTTCCAGCGCAAGGACACCTTCGACGAGGTCGGCAACAAGACCGGCTACACCGAGGAATGGGTGGAGAAGTCCGGGCCCGAGCGCTGGTTCGGCTACATGGCCGCCGACGAGTACGACCCCGAATGGTGGGGCGACCCAGAGGAGACGCCTCTGGACAAGCAGCACACCCTGGCCTGGGCAGCCGCAGGCTTCACCGCCACCGAAACCGAGTGGGGCGTGACGGCCGAGCGGTACAAGGACCGGCGCGATGTGGCCTGGCCGTGGCTCCAGGACCCGGCCAAGCCTGCCGGGTGGGCGCTCGACCCGCCCGTCTGGTCGGCCCAGTGGCGGGCCCTCCAGGACGAGATGGCCGCCTTCAACCTGGAGGCCGGCCCCAAGGCCGCCATCTCCATCGACCCGATGGAGACCGGCAACACGATGTTCGGCCGGGACTACGGCCTGGGTGACCTGGTGAGGGTCCACATCGACGGCGAGGTCCGCGACGAGATCGTCCGAGAGGTGCGCCTGTCCTCCGGCGAGGACGACGGGCCCAGGGTCAAGCCGACCATCGGCACCTTCGGCACCTCCGAGACGCCCTACCTGTACGCGCAGATCCGATCCCTGTGGGACCGGGTCAGCGGGGTGGAGGCGCGCGAAAACCTCCAGGCGACGTTCGATGACGTCCCCACCTCCGACTTCGTTCTGCGGAAGGCGGCGTAATGAGCTTCAGCAACGTGTCCCTGGATGCGGGCGCTTTCTGCCTCGTCTACAGCTCGGGCGGCAAGAACTACCCGCTGCACAACGGCGTCTTCCAGGTGCGGTTCACCTCCACCGTCAAGCACAATGCCTGCCTGTACCTGGACGGCGTCAAGTTCACCGCCACGAAGGTGGTCAACGCCGGGACGACCACGACCATCCGCCTGGCGCTGCCCAACGACGGCCGCTCCCACAAGGTGCGCGTGGTCGACCCAGGCGGGCTGGGCACGCCGGCCGCCCAGTCCTCAGAGCTGGATGTGAGCACGCCGTGTGAGGGCGTGGTCTACATGCAGGTGCTGAAGATCGTCGAGAACGCGGCCACCAAGGAGCAGCTCGTCGATGTGGTGCTGTCCCACACCGGCAAGGTGTCGGAGACGTTCACCGTGCGTCTGCTGCTGGACGGCAAGACGGTCGGCACGCAGATCAGCCTCACCCCGAAGGTCACCACCTACCGCACCGTCACCATCCCGGCCGATGGCAAGGTGCATACCCTGTCGGGCGAGGTGAAGATCGGCTCCTACTTCGCCGATGACCGAGTGTTGTGGTACCCGATCACCGGCAACACGCCGCCCCCGGTTCCCCCGGACCCTACTGCCAACGCCACTCAGTTCGCGCCCGGCGAGACGGTCGTGATCCAGTCGGCGACGACCAGCTCGCCGCTGGCGACGGACGGCAGCGAGTGGGTGCTGCTGGAGATCTCCCGACGCGGGACCAACAACTGGACACCGGCCGGCACGGAGGGCGGCTTCGTCCCTCCGGCCGAGGACGGCACCTGGTCCTCCACGATCCCCACCAACGCCACCGACCACCCGGTGGGCAGCCAGTGGGACGTGCGCGCCCGCCGCTTCCGCGACTACCAGGAGTCCGAGCAGGTCATCCACTACTTCGACATGGTGGCCGGCACCGTGCCGGACCCGCCGAAGGACCCTGGTACCGGCACCCCGCAGCCGACGCTGACCGCACCGCGGATTACCGGCCCGGTCAACCGCGACCAGCGGGGCGGGACCTGGCTGACCATCTACGGCACCGGCACTCCGGGCGCTCGGGTGGAGTTCAAGACCGAGCGGGTCACCGCGTGGGGCCAGACCAACTATGTGCCTCAGCCGACCACGATCGGCAAGGACGGCAAGTGGTCGACCCGCGTGTACGGCAAGAAGCAGCGCACCCCGCACGACTGGAAGGTGCTCGGCTACCGGGGGCGCATCTACCAGAACAAGTTGTTCTCCGGCTGGTCCAACCGCCTGGACGTCACCTGGCACCACAACTACCGCTGAGGAGCTGAACATTGAGTGAGGAAGTCAACCTGACGGCGACGACGTTGGCGACGCCCGACAGCTCTCAGCACTACTGGCCTTTCCCGGCAGGGCCGGGCCAGGTGGTCACCGACCACGACTGGGAGACGATGGCCACCCAGTGGCAGAACGGCGGTGTGCGCGGCGTCCCGGAGTCGGGCACCGTCCCCTCGGCGGGCAACCAGGGGTTGTACGCGCGGCGGGTGTCCAACACCCAGATCGAGATGCAGCCGGGCGTGGCCCACATCAACGGCCACTGGTACGAGCTGAAGATCCCCAAGGTGCTCGACATCGACGTCACCGGCTCGCTCGGCTGGGATGCCTACGGCGTCCGGCGTGACCTGGTCACCCTGCGGCTGGACCGGGCCAACAACACCTTCCGGTTCGTCCAGATCAAGGCCACCGTCAACGTCAGCAACAAGACGTACACGCTGCAAGCCCCCGGCGACGAGATCCCGCTCGTGCAGCTCGACGTCATCAAGGACCAGGGGCTGACCCACGAGCCGGTTGACCGCCGCTGGTTCCTGTCCAGCTATGTCCGCCCTATACGGGGTGGAGGGGACATCTACCTGGATCCCGCTCCGCGCAACGGGGAGCTGGGGGTGGACCTGATCGGCAGCCGCCTGGTGGTCGGCCGGGACGGCTCGTGGGTCTCGGCCCGAGAGGTGTTCGTCAACGACACCGACTCGGCGCTCGCCTCCCAGGTGCAGACTCTCCAGACCCAGGTGACCGACCTGTACGCCGCGCTGGAGACCGCACGGTCGGACCTGGACACGACCGAAGCCAACCTGGCGGCTACGCAGGCCGACCTCAACACCGCCGAGGCCAACCTGGCCACGGCACGCAGCGATCTGGCCGCGCTTCAGCCGGGCCCGTGGACGAACGTCGCTTTCGTCCGCTCGGACCTGACCAACTACAACAGCAACACGGTGCTTCAGGTGCGCCGGGCGGGCTCGCTCGTGTTCATGAAGGGCGCGCTGGCCAAGACCGACGGCACGGCGCTGGGCGCGCTGCTGGGCAAGGGCGAGAACCTGCTGACGATCCCGACCGGCTTCCGGCCGTCCTACCCGCTGTACTTCGCCGTGTCCGCCTACAACAACACCGACGCCGCCGCCCCCGGCGCGCTGTCGGCGTCGCTGGGCACCGATGGCGGGATACGCCTGTGGCTGGCACCGAACATCCCCTCACGGGGAGCCATCTACCGCGTCGAGTTCTCGATCTCATGGATGCTGGGGTGATCATGCAAGACCCGACCCGAACAGACCCGAACCTGGGTGGGGTCTTCATCTCCACCAGCCAGATCTATCAGCTGCTCCTGGAGCTGAAGTACGACTTCAAGGCGATGGACATCAAGCTCGACGCCTCGTCCGCGGCCTCATCCGATCACGAGACCCGTATCCGGGGCTTGGAGAAGTGGAAGTACGCCATCTCGGCGTCCCTGATCAGCTCACTCGCCGCTCTGGCCATCGCACTGATCAAGCTCTTTGTCCCCTGATCAAGAAGAAAGAAGTCCCCTCTGGGCCCCGCTTCGGCGGGGCCCTTTCGTTTGGAGGCACCTTTGACGACCCCCGCCAGGGCCATCGCGGAAGCTCGGGCTGACCTGGGCATGCGAGAGAACCCGGCCGGTTCCAACCTCGTGCCCATCACCCGCGAGTTCGGGAAGATCCCCGGCTACCCCGGAGGCGGCTACGGCTACCCCTGGTGCGCCGCCGCCACCTCGATCTGGCTCAAGGCCGCCGGCCTGAAGCCGAACACCGATTACCCCCACACGGCCGGCACCCTCACCCAGTACTCCTGGGCCAAGAAGAACGGCCGCTGGTACAGCACTCCCCAGGTCGGCGACCTGGTCCTGTACTCCAGCAACCGCACCGTCAACGGCATCTATCACGTCGAGCTGGTCGAGAAGGTCTCGGCCTCCTCCATCACGACCATCGGCGGCAACACCAGCGGCACCGCCACCAACGGCATCCAGGGCAACGGCGACGGCTGCTACCGCAAGGTCATCACCCGCTCGAACTCCCGCATCTACGGCTACGTCCGCCCCTTCTACTCCAACTCGGCCATCGGCGTCCCCGACGAGCCCGAGAAGTGGGACGGCAAGAGCTACCCCGGCCACCTGGTCCGCGTCGGCGACAGAGGGACCGAGGTCAAGGCCGTTCAGAGAATGCTCAACACCTACGGCTGGAAGCTCGCCGTGGACGGGGAGTTCGGCCCGGCCACGGAGCACGCGGTGGAGGTCTTCCAGAAGAACCACCGCCTGGACGTGGACGGCGTGGTGGGGCCGGCCACCTGGAAGGCCCTCTCGACCCCCGCCAAGTAAGGAGCCCCCCATGGATGTCAACGCGCTGGCCGCCAGCCTTCAGGCGCTCATGGACGCGCAGAAGGCCAAGGCCGCGGCGACTCCTCAGCCCGTCCAGTCCGCCCCCGTCGCAGATGTGCTCGTGGCCTCCGAGCCCGAGTCCACCCCGGACGCCTTCTTCGAGCACCTCTTCGCTCCGGCTGCCGAGGACACCTCGGCGGACGACTTCGACGGGCCGTCCCCCTACTTCGACTTCGATGACCACCTGCTGGATGAGACAGAGGAAACAGGAGACGTGAAGGTCAACAACGTGGCCAACGCCAAGTATCGGGCCACGCGAACCGGCTACCAGGGTCTGATCGCCTCCGTGCTGATCGCCGTGGGCGGGGTGCTCACCAGCCTCCAGCTCGACGCCGAGATCAACTGGAAGCTCATCGGCATCTCGGTCGGCCAGGCGGTGCTGACCGCCGTCGTGTCCTTCCTGCACAACGACAAGTCCGCAGCCGCCTCCGAGTAACCCCGTACGCAGAAAGAAGTAAGCGCCGGCCCCCGCTCACGCGGGGGCCTCTTCCATGTCTGGAGGCAGTGTGGCGGCCACCTACCGCTTCAACATCGACCAGGGCACGACCGTCAAGCGCACCCTCCGCTGGCTCCGCGACGGCCTACCCGTAGACCTCACCGGGGCCAGCGCCCGGATGGAGATCCGAACCGCTGTCGGCGGCACGCTGCTGCACCGGCTCGACACCACCAACGGCGGGCTCACGCTCGGCCCTGACGGAACGATCCTCATCAAGATCGCCCCCGATGTGACCACGGCATGGACAGCCCAGTCGGGCGTCTACGACCTCGAAGTGGTCGACTCGGCCGGCCAGGTCACCCGCCTCATCCAGGGCCAGGTCTCGATCAGCCCGGAGGTGACCACGGGTGTCTGATGTCGTCGAGATCGTCAACGACTCCACCATCACCGTCTCGGCCGACGACTACCAGCTCGTCGTGGAGTCGGTCGGCCCGGCTGACACCGTCGAAGTCGGCTACCTCCCCTTCGGTGGAGGTGGCACGCCCGGTGAGCAGGGGCCGCCTGGAGAAAACGGCGCCAGCGCCTATGACCTCGCCGTGGCAGGCGGCTACACGGGCACCGAGGCGGAATGGCTCGCCTCCCTCGTCGGCCAGCAAGGTGAACCCGGCCCGGCCGGTGTAGCCGGTCCCGCAGGACCGGAAGGCCCGGCAGGTCCGGCAGGCGCAACCGGTGCGACTGGCCCGCAGGGTCCCGTCGGCTCTACCGGCCCGCAGGGACCCGAAGGTCCCCAGGGCATCCAAGGCCCGGCTGGGCCGCAAGGACCCGCTGGACCCATCGGCCCGGAGGGACCTCAGGGCATCCAGGGTGTGCGCGGTGAGATCGGCCCCCAGGGTCCGATCGGGCCCGAGGGACCTCAAGGTCTCATCGGCCCGAAGGGTGACCCAGGTGTCGCCGGTCCCGCTGGCCCGCCCGGTGTGGGGATCGCCCCCGGAGGTCTGACCGGTCAGGTGCTGACCAAGGCCAGCGACGCCGACTACGACACCTACTGGACGACCGGCAGCGGCTCAGGTGGCGGCGGTGAGCCGATCCCCGGACCCGAAGGCAAGAGCGCCTATCAGGTGGCCGTGGCCAACGGGTACGTCGGCACGGAGACCGAGTGGCTGGCCAGCCTGGTCGGCCCCGAAGGTCCACAGGGTGATCCCGGACCACAGGGCCCGCAGGGTCTGACCGGGCCCGCCGGCCCTCAGGGTGAGCAAGGTCTCCAGGGCATTCAGGGGCCTGCCGGCCCCGCTGGCGAGCAGGGACTTCAGGGTCCGGAAGGTCCTCAGGGCCCGATCGGTCTGACCGGCGCGGCCGGTCCTCAGGGACCGAAGGGAGACACCGGTTTGACCGGCCCGCAGGGCTTGCCAGGTTCTCAGGGTCCTACCGGCCCGGAGGGTCCCCAGGGTCCAACCGGTGAGACCGGCCCGCAAGGGCCCGCTGGAGCCCAGGGCCCGCAAGGTCCCGAGGGGAAGCCCGGCGCGCTGTGGTACTCCTCCTCGACCGCAACCCCAGACCCGGCCAACGTCGCCAACCCCAAGGCCGGCGACATGTTCCTCTACCCGGCCTCCGGCGACGTGTTCCGCTACAGCGGCACCGCCTGGGACTGGCAGGGCACCATCCGCGGACCCCAGGGTGTGCAAGGCCCGATCGGTCCTGAAGGCCCACAGGGTCTCAAGGGCGACACCGGCCTGACCGGTGCCCAGGGCCCGCAGGGCGAGCGAGGACCGCAGGGTATCCAGGGCACCCAGGGCGCGACAGGCCCGAAGGGCGACACCGGACCCCAAGGCCCTCAAGGCATCCAGGGCCCCGTGGGTCCCGAAGGCCCGATGGGTCCGCAGGGGCCTGCTGGTGAAGGGCTCACCGACTCCGGCTGGGTGAACTGCTCGGTGAACACCACCCATGTGAGCATCGTCCAGCAGCCCCAGGTGCGCTTGATCGGCAGCATCGTGTTCTTCCGAGGGGAACTCACCAACAACACGTCCACGGACGGCACAACCGACGACATGAACGCCAACGAGCTGGCCAACACCAACACGCTGATCACCGTCCCGGCCGGGTACCGGCCGAGCAAGTTCGTGTACTTCGGCGCACACGACTACGCGGGAGCCGCACCCGACAGCGTCATCTCGGGCCGCGTCGGAGCGGATGGCACAGTCCGGTTCTTCCGGCACTTCCAGTACCGAACCGGCGTGAAGAACCTCTTCTTCAACACCTCCTGGCTCCTCAACTGAAAGGTCCACACCTGCATGGCATACGAGACTCCCACCAACGACGTGTCCAGCGCCGAGTACAAGCTCAGGCTCTCGGGGCCCGGCATCTACGTCTTCGAGATCAGCGGTAGGGGGGACTACGCCCTGGCCGAAGGTGAGGCGTTCTGGCAGTCGCTGGTCACCTGGCTGGCCAGCCAGGGCCACGCCGTGACGTCTGAGCGCATCTACACGACTCATCAGGGCATCACCCCGTAGAAAGAAGAAAGAAGTCCCCGGCTGTGAGCCCACCAGCGGAGCTGAATGGGACCGGGGACTTATCGACGGAAACCATAGCCCTCAGCCCTACGTGGCTGAGGGCTTTTCGTCGTTCCCGACCCCCAACTCCTCTTCCCACGCCTGAACAATCGGGTCATCTCCTGCCGTCTTGCCCTGGGCGTACATGATCAGCAGCATCATGGCCGTGATCGCCTGATTGCGGTCGAAGACCCGGCCCACCTGAAAGTCGCTGATCACCCAGCGGCCCGTGCTGAGCTTGGTGGCCACGTTCGGGATCACTTCGCTAGTCATGCGGTCGTCATAGATCTCCAGCCCCGACCCCGGCACACCCTCGATGGACAACCGTCCTTCTCTCCCCATGCGGCGGGGCGTACCCGGCCGCAGGTCGAGTACCGCCCCAGAAACGACAAAACCCCCGGCCGAAGCCGGGGGTTCTAGCGGCTGCTATGCGGACAGCTTGCGCTGGATGTCGATCAGTACCTGCATCACGGCCTCGTTGTGGCTGGCCTGGGCCTCCTTGAAGTCCCGAAGCTCTGCCTTGACTCCCTTGACCTCCTCGCGGAGGCGGTTCACCTTCTCGGTGAGGTCCTGGCCCAGCTCCATCTGATCGCTCCGAGTCTGGATCAGCTCGGTCTCGATCGCGCCCGCGAACCTCAGGGCCGCGTCCTTCATACTCACTTCGATCTTCCCTTACCTTGGTGGGTAAGGGACCTGGCTGCTAACCCCAGTCAGGTCCCGCTGTCTTCAGAGTAGCTGATCGTTATGTCCTAGATCAGTTCTTCTTGTCGTAGTTCTCCAGGAGCTGCTCCTTGCACCCGAGGAGGAACGCTTCCTTGTCGTGATCCTCCTTCGGCTTGGACCACTCGGGGCCCTTATAGGCGGTCTTGGAGTAGTGCTCAACGGCCTCGGTGCATGTCGTGTAGTCCTTGACCGGCAGGTCATCGAGCCCCATCACGATCGCTGACTGCCTGCCGTTCATGTAGAAGAGTGACCGTCTCATCTCGTCCTCCGTCACCGGGCCGTAGGCCGCCCAGAGGGCGAAGCCCAGACCGGCGAGGGTCACTGCCTGAGTACCGATCAGGGTCTTGGTCAGAATGTTCATGGGGTGCCCGCTTTCTCGAATCGCAGAATGCGACATGAGCGTACAACCACCCCATACCGACTTATTTCTTTCTCAGCCTTCCATCTCGATGTCCTGGCCGATCTCGACCACCAGCTCGGCCCACTCGATCTCGACGAGCGAGATCCGTACCTCTCCGTCCTCCTCGCAGACCTCGATCCCCGCCACCTCGGCGACGACCTCGCCCCACAGTTGAGCCCACAGGGTGATGTGGTCACCCTTGACCAGTTCTTCGGCCTTCTTCGGCTTCGCCATCAGGCGCTTTCCTCCTGCATGAGTTCCTGGAACCCCTTGATCGTGTTGATCAGCCGGTAGACGCCGGCCGCTTGCTCGACCACCCCGGTCCATTGCTGGACCGCGCCGGCCTTGTGCTTGATCGCCTGCTCGGGATGGTCCCCGTGCCGGATCGTGTCTCCGTGGAAGATGAAGACGTTCGGCCCCAGGTTCCAGACCAGGGCGTTGACCGCGCTGGCTGCTGCCGAGATGGCGTCAACGTCGGCCATGTGCCAGACGTAGTCGGCGGGGTCACCGCCGAGCTGCTTGATGCGGTGGGCGTAGGCCCGCACCATTCCCCCGGTTCCGGCGCACGGCTCGCCGAATTCCTCACCCTTGGGCGGCAGCTCCGGGATCATCATCGTCGCCATGGTCGAGCAGACGTCCGGGGGCGTGTGGTACTCGCCCAGGCCCTTCCGCGCCCCGTGTGAGCGCAGGTCGGTCACGACGTAGCTCAGGATGTCGGTCTCAAGACCCTGGACGGACTTGATCCGCCTGCGCATGGCCACCTCGGCGACGGCCTTGGCCGCCTTCAGCGTGTGCTCGTCGGGGTCCTCGTCCAACCAGTCCGTGATGGGACGCGCCATCTCGGCCAAGTGCGGGTGATCCAGCCACCAGTACCCCCACACCTTCCGCAGCAGGGCCGCGAACCCCTCGGGGGACATGGTGGGCAGCCGGATCAGCGCATCGGGGTGGGTGACCATCAGGGAGGCCACCACACCCACCGGGACCTCCATCCGGCTCCCGCCGTGGTGGCTGTACCAGGTGGCGCTGACCGCCTCGGCGATCCCTTGTTCCGGTCTCATCGGTTCCCTTCCTCGGGCATGGAAAAGCCCCGGCCGGATCGGCTCGGGGCTGTTGGCGAACGTTCGGGCGTCACCCGTACGCGAGGTGCTCGAACACCTCACGCGCGGCGCGGCGGTTGGGGTAGAACTTCGTGCGGTGCGGCTGGTCACTGGACCCGAAGTGCGACCGCTGGACGAACCAGCGGTGCGTGCCCCCGGCCAGGGTGAAGGTCACCTCACCGGCCCCTGGGATGTAGCGGTCTGCGGTGTCGAAGTACCGGACCCGTGCGCCCTCTCGGTCGGTCGGGATGTTGGTCTTCCACACGACAGCGTCAGGCTCGTATGCCACTTCTTCCTTCTTTCTCGGTGGGGTGTCAGGCGACCTTGAACAGGGCGTCCTGGTCCTCGTCCTCGGTGATCTTCACGACCTCGGCCGGCGAATCCGCGGTGGCCAGCTCGGCGATGCCGGACAGGTCGTCAGCGGTGGCAATGGTGCGCTCGTCCTCGTCACCCTCGATCCAGGTGAACAAGGTGGCGGGGCGCCCACCCTCAGACCGGAGCTTGGAGGTCTTGACCGTCTCGCAGGCGTCCACAATCGCCCTGATCTCAGCGGCCCTGACGCGCTGGAACTTGCGGGCAACCTCGGTGCTGGTGACGCCGTCTTCCCCGGCTTCCTGGATGAAGGCCAGGACGCGGGCGGGGATGTCGTCGCCGGACGCCTCGGCCTCGGGCAGCGTGTAGGTCACCGTGGAGACCATGTAGGTGATCAGGGCCAAGGCCGCGTCGAAGTCCTTGACGCTGATCTCCGTGCGCTTGTCGCTCAGGGCGTAGAGCCCGGCCAGGCGGATCATGTACGCCATGGCCCGCTCGGTGTACTGGCCAAGAGCCTCGTTCCCGGTGGTCAGTGCGTCGCAAATCTCCCGGTGCTTGGACTCGAAGACCTTGGCCACCTTTGTGGGCACCGTCACATCGGTGATCTCCTGGGCGAAGTTGACCATCTGCCGGAAGCGGTTGCCCAGCTTCTCGATGGCCTCGTCAGGGCTCTTGGCCGAGAACACCGGCAGCTTCTTGGACTGGTAGACCCAGACCGGGAAGAACCTGTTGTAGGTGCCGCCCGTGGCGTCCTTGGACCCGGAGATGGCACCCCAGTTGCGGGGCTGGATATGGCCCACGATCGAGACGTGGGGCTTCATGATGACCAGGTCCGTCTGGCTCGTGCGGTGGTTGATCGTGGCCCCGTCCCACGCCTTGCGCAGGTATGTGCCGATCTTCGTGTCCCGCTTGGCGTTGGACACGAAGGTGTCCATCTCCTCCTCAACGAACATCAGCGGAGCTGACACGTTGCGGATCGCACGCTCGGACAGCTCGGCGGCGAAGCCCAGGCCGGTGGCCGGGCAACCGTAGATCACGTTGTTGACCCCGAAGGCCCCCAGACCGGACGTGATCACCTTCATGGCGATGCCCGTGGCCGTACCCTTGCGGCCCACACCCGTGGGGCCGACCAGGACCGGCCAGAAGCTCAGCGGCATGGAGCCCTTGCCCGTGGCCACACTCGGCCCCTGACCCAAGGCCGCGCTGAACCCGGCCAGCAGGGTCACGAGCACACCGACCTTGGACCCTTCGGTGTACTGATCCAGCTCATTGACCATCGCGCCAATCGGGCCGGTGAACATCTCGTCAGTGGCGACGGGCATTTCATTGGTGACGATCGCGGGCACGACAAATCTCCCTCAGTGCTTAAGTAGGTGGTGGGGTAGAAGCTCGGTAAGGGCCCCCGCAGGGGCCCAGGCCCAACCGCTACGCCTGCGCGGATTCGCGCATGTCGTTCCAGTGGTAACCGCAGTCCGCCGGGGGCAGACCCTCATACACTTCTTCGATTTCGAGGTCTGCGAGCGCCTCGATCATTTCGGCGCGGTCGTCGAGATCCACGCACGTCGCTTCCGTCAGGTGAATCTTGAGCGCCTTGTTGGTGGCGTCGTGGGGATTCTTCGCATTGACAACCCAGGTGTACGGGGCTTCGCCGTCTTCCCGCTCAGTCCCGGAAATCGTGACGGTGTAAGGCTCAAGCAGCATTGCGAATCTCCAGTCCATCGATGTCGAGCGTCAGATTCTCGGCTGAACCCCAGCCGTGGATTTCCTCGTGTGCGTGCATGACCGCAGACCGGAGCACGGCGTACCACTGGTCGGGGAACAAGGCCCGCAGTTGGTCGGCGATGATGTCCGTTGCTGTGGTGACCTCGCATGCGGGGTCACCCAGGCCGTTGCTCGTGTAGAAGTCTCGGGCCGCGAATCCGTAGCTGATCGGGTCATTCATGGCAGTTCCCATTTCCCTTGCATTGGTCGTCATAGTCGGCATGCGGGCAGTTGCTGAACCCGCACCAGTCACACGTTCCGGGGCACCCGTTCTCGATGCCCCGGTCACAGCATTCGATTTCGTCCATCAGCGCCTAACGCGCCCGTTGATCCCCAGTAGGTTGAATAGCTGGCAGTAGCCGCATTCCGTGGCCCCGTCGTTGACGTGGTACCACTCGATGGGCAGGTCACAGCACTCGCACAGTGGCTGCTCGTACATGTCCGCGTGTCCTTTCAGTGACGCCAGAAGACGTGGCCGTTGTCGGAGATCCAGAAGTCCTGCTCGAATGACACGACGTCCACCGACACCTCAAAGCCGGGCGGGACGTTCTTGAAGAACTCGGAGTAGACCTCCGCGCCGAAGTCGATCGCGAACTCTTCAAGCGAGCGCCACTGACCCCGGTAGCGGTCCTCGAATTCCGCGATTGCCGCACTCAGGTACTCAACGCCCCCGGCGTTCGCCAGGTAGTCACCGAATGCGTCACGCTCTTGCTCGTCGAGAGTGGAGACGAACTCGTGAGCCTCCCAGACCGTCTCAAGGCTGGTGAGTTCGCCGAACGCGATACCGCAGTCGGATTCGTAGTCGCTCAGAATCCATTCCTCAGCGTTGCGGGTAACCTCCGCAACCTTGGACCGGAAGTCGTCGAAGTCCTCGCACCTGTCGAGGTCAACCCAATCCCCGACGTGGCGACCGGACACGTATTCGGCAAGGTTCCAGAAGTGGACGCTGATGGCCGGAGTCGTCTTAAGCATGGTCATTTCCTTTCAATGAATGTTTGAGCGGATGGCTCGGTAAGGCCGCCCGTAGGCGGCCAGGCCCAACCTTCCGTTCAGGGGATAGGGGACGAATCCACCAGCCGGTAGAAGTACTTACCGATTCGCATGGGCACCAGATGCTCGGCGCAGTAGACGCCGGAGCGGGATTCGTTGGCCCAGAAACTGCGGTGGGTGGCGCGGTGGGTGGCCTTTTCCGGGCACCCATGCATGTCGCATGTCATTTCCTTGAACAGGTCGAACAGCCAATCCAGGCCGATTACCGGGGATTCCATGGGGGTTCAGATCCTTTCGATGGGTGAGCCGTCGCACGCGATCTCAGCCGCGTGATCTCCGCAGTAGACGTCTTCCGGGTACTCGACATCCCGATACCGGGCAGGCATGTCGCATTCGATGCATTGCGTTCGCATCAGCCCGCCTTGCAGACGTGAGCGAATGCGTTGCTGATGATGCATTCGAGCCAGTCGCCGTCTTCGACGTCGTAAACCTGGACCTCGCAGTGTGCGCAGCGCACCTGCATTCCCGCCCAGATGTCGTTATCGCTGAAGACAAAGTCCTTCAGTCGGTCGAGTACGGCCCCGATATCCGTAGCGCTCATTTCAGATCCTTTCCAGGCTGACCACGTCGCCGCTGAGGTGCTTTTCGCCGGTCGCGTGCCCGGCGCACAGCTCGTATTTCCAGATGACCGTTCCGGTATCGACGAGCGCCGAATACACCGCGTCGTCATCGCAGAAGATGACTAGGCATTCCATTAGCCGTTCTTCCTTTCGATCCAAACCACCCAGGTCACGGCCTGGACGGTCTGCGGGAGGTATCCGAGGCGCGATGCGGCCTCGCGGTAAACGTCGGCCAGTAGCGCATACCGGCCCTTGGACCCAAGACCCCTATCCGCATTTCCGTAACGCTCGCCCACGGCAATGTCGTGTGCGTGCCGGTCAATGCAGATCGCATCCGAATCGGTCGGGTCAGCGATGCACCGGAAGAAGTGGCCCGTCTTGCTCGCCATAGGCAGAACCACCCTGGGCGATTCACCGGCCATGATTCGAGTGGCTTTCTTGACCGCGTCACCCACATGCCCGGAAGGCTCACCTTTGAGAAAGGCGCGGGCGGCCAATTTCGTGTTCTCGGACCAGGACTTATTCGCGGAAAGGGCGGCAATAACGCCCGCACCAGCGACCGTGTTTCCACCGGAAATCATGGTCGCAAGCTGGTTAGCCGTGCGATACCAGTTGATTCCGCGCTCAAGCTGATCCTGTGAAGCCGAGTCGAATACGCGAATGATGTTGTTGACGTAACGCTCACGAGTTTCGGTGTCGGGCTTAATCGAAATGGGCATGACAAAGCCTTTCTGAGCGGAGGGGGTGTAAATCCGGAATGTGTGTCCCTGATCGCATGCGAGGCGCTTACTCCCGCGTTTCCGCAGGTCAGGGACTGTTGATCAATCGTCGATTGCGTGCGATGCGAGGGCAGACGAAATCGCTTCCGTCGCTTCTCGGTTGCCACGTGTGGTGCGGAACTTGTCGAACAGCACATATGCGTATTTGCACCAGGCTGAATATCCGGGAACGGAGGTCCACCCGTCTGGATCGGTGCGAACCTCAACCACGCACCCGCAGTTCAGTTCGCGGATCTCTTTCTTGAATTTCATTGCAACTCTCAACTTCCAACTTACAGAATGAGGGCATAGATATGCCGTGGACTAGTGAGCGATGAACTGGGTGTGGTCGCGGAACATTTCCTGCTCAGTGACAAAGTCGCTGTTGGGGCTGTAGTAATCGCCGTAGTAGTCCTGTGTGCTGTAGTACGTTTCGATCATTCCGTAGGCCGTCCACACGTCGGCGTGGTCACCCACGTACCGAACCTTGTCGCCGAACCGTGCGTAAGCCTCGTGAAAGGTGTAGCCGTGATAATCGGTCACGCGCAGCGTGAAGCCCTTGAGTTCGCCCAAGCCGTCGCGCATTTCGATGCCGTCGCGGTGCGGGTAGGCGCAAGGGTTGAAGTCCATTGAAACTCCCGGTTGTGATCAGAGGACCACGCATTTCGTGATCCCATGACCACCGCCGAAGCGGTGGATATCTACGCGACTAGCTATAACGAGCGTCCCGTTCGCCATTTAGCGAACTCCCGACCATCCATAGCGGAGCTGAACAAGGCCCGTATCACCCCCTTCGAGTGCATTGTTGGCCCGTGTCAAGATCGGTGCCTCTCACGAGGCCACCCCATCCGCGTCCGGCAGTCTTGCCGCGCTATGAAGTTCTCAAGAAACGGTTTGGCGGCCCCCGCTGTTGTCGCGGGGCGATCCCGTTTGGTCACCGGCTGGGAAGTGGTCCCGCCTGCCCGGTTCCCTTGCGGAGGTCCGGGGCTTTCGGTGCTGTGCTCCTTTCGGTGGGGGTTTCGGTGGCCGCCGTCCTGGCGACAGGCAGAACATTGCCCCCTGGAATGTGGAAGCGTCAAGCCGATCTGAGTCAGTTTCCACGTTCAAGTTAGATCGTTTCCAACCCCTCTGTACCGTCTGAGCTGGGACGATGCGCTAGATGATCAGGCTATAAAAAATCTTGAAATTGGCCCTCGATAGGGCTTGCAAGAGGTGTTGCAGTGGCCCCACAAGGGGCACTCTCGCCGGTCGCCGGTCGCTCTTAGCCGGTGCAACGGGCTAGGCCGGGGCTCACGGTTGGGCAGGCCCTGACAAGGGCTGGCCGCTTGGGACGTCCCCAGAGATGTCCCCTTGGGAAGCCCCCTACAGAGAGCGCCTCTAAGGCGCGCAAGGGCTCTCGCCTGTCTCCCCTGTCTCCCCCGTGCGACACACACAGCACAACGCACAGAGACAAGCCACAAGCACGGGAGCGCGCTTGCCAGTAGGGGACTAGGCCACCGCACACAAGGGCATGAGCAAGCGCGCTGTGTAGGTCAGGGCATGAGGGCATGGGGCATGGGATGAGTGATGATCACGAGTGATGAGTGCATTGTGATCATGAGCGATGAGCACATGATGATGGCACGCAGAAAGAAGAAAGAAGTGGGCTTGACCACGGAAAACATACTTCTTTCTACATCGGCCCCACTCCCTCGTGACGATCATGGGATCGCCTGGTCAGCAGGGGTGGGGGGATACCCAAGATCATGCTCAACACGAGCCCGAGGGTTCTGCCTCCTCCGACCAAGTACGAGTCTGGGGATCGTGTTGTAGGCCCTTCTGAGAGCCGTTCGAGGGTTGGCCGGCGAGGAGGTGCATACACGCAAAAACCCTGCTCAGGAGGCCCTTCTAGGCCCAAGAACAGGTTGACGCGAGATCGCCGGCGAGGGCGCCCGCGGCGACCCTAGAACTGCCCTCATTGACGTTGTCCGTTGGATGGTCATATTGGGAGGCATGAAGCTCGATCCAGCGCTTGTGCCGCTGATCGCGGCAGCACTCACAGCGACAGTCGCTTCGCTCGCCATCATGGCCACACTGGTCGGGTATCGCCACCAGCGCCGCCTCGCTCAAGATCAGCGGCTGTGGCTTAAGCGTGCAGAAGCGTACGAGGCAGTACAAGTGTGGGTCTGGCAGCTTGACTATCCCGGAGAGTCGCCAGCACCCTTCGATCTCGGAAGCGCGGAGTTTAGAGCCCTATCTGCACAACTGGAACTCTATGCTTCCAGAGAAGTTCTAGACCTATGGCTCGCTCTCAGGCGCAGCAACGCAGATGACAAGCAACGGGGGCTCCTTGGCATGAAATCTCTTCTCAGGACTACTGATCTTCAAAAACGTCTTCGACAAGAGATACAGCACTTCAGGAAGCTCATCTGATTACACACAAAAACCCCGCTCAGAGGCCATTCTGGCCAGGAAAACGGGGTTAATTGCGGCTGCGGAGCTGGGTCATGTCGCCGACCCGGAAACTGCCTCTGAAATCCCTGCGACGGGGGCCCCGTATCGGCCCCCGGAGGGGACGGATTCGGAGCATTGGGACCTCAGTTCGGGTTGATCTCTACGCGGTACGTCATCTTGGCTCTCTCGTCGGACACCCAGAACTTGGCTGCAATACGTGTGTTATGTCGAAAGACGGCCACTACAGGGGCCTGGTAGGTGGGGGCGAGGCACTTGTACTCGTTGAAGGCCGGCCACGGCAGGCCGAGAGTGGTCTCGACCTGGTACATCCAGCCCGTCTTGTAGCGAATCCGGGTCGCTCGGAAGTAGCCGGCCTCGTGCAGTAGCTCGGGTTCGCCGATGGCCTTGCTGTAGGAGCACTCGGGGAGCTGGGCGGTCTCCGCGAAGGCCATGTCGTAGACGAGGTGCTCCTCGTTGGGCACCCAGACGCTGACGTAGTGCAGATCTTCCTCGGTGAGGGTCGAGAGGACGCGTCCTTGGAAGAAGGGGATGACGTAAGGGGCTGACTCGGGGTCTATGCAGACCCCGGTGGGGATGACGTACTCGTAGATGTAGCCGTCTTTGAACTGCTGGCGGACTGTCTGGACCCCAGTGGTGGAGTGCGTGAGCACCTCCAGGTCACCGATGGGGCTACAGCGGTCGGTAGGCCCGTTGTTTCTGGGACTGATGGGCCGCTTGTCTAGCGGGGTGGCGTTCACAGGTCCAAAGTTAAACCACCTTGAGAGCGGTATCAGCCCCAATGTCCGTTTCGTGACCCAAGCTCCGGTAAAGGCGAGCCCAAGGACTTACATGCCCTTTACTCTCCTGGGGTGTAGTTCACGGATCGTTCACTTTCAGGACATTTGGGCGTCCTGCGGCCTTCCATGCCTGCTCGATCGTGAAGCTGATCTTCCCGGACTCGCTGACCTCCAGGCCCTCCTGCTTGGCCCAGGCCCGCATCTGGGCGGCCTCGGTCGGGCCCTTGGCCTTCTTCGGGGTAGCGGCGGCGGCCGGCACTTTGGTCGACCGGGTGGTGGCGAGGCTGGAGCCTCGCTCGACGGCTTCCCACGCCTTCATGAAGATCTTCTGGTCCTCGGCGCACAGGTCGTTGGATCGGTGCTCGCCCTTGGAGTTGGTCCACTCGTTATGGTGAGTGGCCGCTACCTCTTCCGTGTGCCAGTCGCACACTCTGATGACCTTTTCTGCCAACGCTCCCGCTCCGCGCTCCCGATCCTTGATCCCTCGCCCCGACTTTACAGCGGTGTCCTGACCTTTCCCGTTACCTGCCCTTGACGGACGCGAGGAGTCCGTTCAGGCTCACCGACTGTAAGGGGGGCAACCTCCGGCAAGCCGTTCGATGGGAGCACCAAGATGGCGCTACATTTCGTGGGCGTAGACCCCGACAACACCTCCGACGAGTGCGAGTCGGTGTGGGTCGATCACGAAACCGGCAGGATCTTCTTCCAAGGTCCGCAGGTCACCGATCCGGAGACCCTGGCGTGGATCAACTCCGACAGCAGGATCTTGCCGGGGGAGGCGGTGATTTCGCTGGGCCCCCAAATGATCTCGATCATCCAGGAGGCGATCAATGGCACCTACGAGCCCGGAAAGCGCAGGTACGCACCCGGTGAGCACCCACGACCGGATGAAGACGTTCGCGGCCAGCGAGAAGGTGCCGACCTTCGCTGAACTCCTGGAGACGTGCCACGTCTCGGCTGTTCACCTGGAGATCCATGACGAGCACATGACGTCTGATCCCTGGTATCAGGCGTGGCTCGCGGGCGAGAAGTGGACGGATCTGTCCGGTGCCGAGAAGTGGACGGCCACACTCGCCCCAGCGATCAAGCGCGGGGTGAAGTTCAGGCGGGTCAGGATGATCTCCGAGCCCGCCTCGAACTACATGCGCTGGCAGTACGAGGTCGCGCCGCTGACTCAACTCGCCGCAGGCGAGGATCTGCGCTGGCTGCCCAGGCGGCTGGCCTCGGCGATTGCCATACCTGCCAATCCGTACTGGGTGCTGGATGACCGCTTGGTGCGCTTCTCCGTCTACGGCGGGGATGGAGAAGTTCACTGGAGGCAGTTCACGGAGGACTCCGGCATCGTCGGGATGTGTGCCAGGGCCTTCGAGGAGTGCTGGGCTGCGGCTATCCCACATGAGGGGTACCGGATCTAGCGGCTCCGAACTAGTCGCGTCGATCAAGCACACTGTCACCGTGCCATCCTCGTCCTCCACCAGTGCGCAGCGCGCCCGGCAGGCGCTCGCCGACCAGCTCAAGGAGATACGGCTCCGTGCCGGGCTTTCCGGTACGGAGCTGGCGCGTGCTGCCGGGTGGAGCGGTGTCGATAAGGTCTCCAGGATTGAGCATGCCGCCCGGCCGCCGTCCGTTGCCGACGTGCTGACCTGGTGCCGTGTGTGCGGGGTCGATGAGCAGCGCACCGAGGAGCTACTAGCCGAGCAGAAGGCCGTGTCCACGATGTGGACCGACTCTCGCCGGATCAATCGCGCCGGCCTCCGGGGCGCGCAGAAGAGTGTCCGGCCCATCTGGGAGCGCTCGACCCTCGTGCGCACCTACCAGCCCCGGCTGATTCCTGGGCTGCTTCAGACGCCGGCCTACGCGACGGCCGTGCTCACCTCCGTTCGCGCCCGTCTCCGGCTGCAAGTCGATGATGTGGCGGCGGCCGTGGCTGAGCGGATGAGCCGTCAGCGGGTCTTGCGTCGGGCTGGGCGCCAATTCATCTTCTTGATCGAGGAAGCCGCCCTGCGCTACCGGCTGTACGAGGCCCATGTTCTCGTGGACCAGCTCACACACCTGGAGGAGGTGACGCGGCTGCCGACAGTTTCGCTCGGGATCATCCCTCTTGCCGCGTCTCGGACCTCTTCGGCGCACGCTGTGCCGGTGGAGGGCTTCAACATCTTCGACGACCGGCAGGTCCAGGTCGAGTTGGTGTCGGGCGAGCTGAACATTACCCAGGGGTGGGAGATCGCCCTGTACGCAGAGCGTTTCAGAGCCTTGGGGGACATCGCGGACTTCGGTGGGCAAGCTCGACGCAGGATCGCCGCAGCCCGAGCAGCCCTCGGCGAATAGTGGCAAACATTGGCAAGAACTTTGAACCCAAGCAGCACCTCCTCCTAGCGTCGAATGGCACAGCCACCCAGAACGCCGTATCACGGAGACCCCGATGACAGCCAGGAAGCCCAAGGTAGAAGCCACTCCGGACAGTCGCCTCGCAGTGCGCCGGGTCGGACGGTCCACGATCGTCGAGATGTGCGACTTGGCGGACCCCGAGGACAGCGTCTTGATGAGCGCGAAGGTGTGGGTGGAGTTCAAGGCCAAGGTTCGCTCGGATGCGCTGCGCCCGAAGCGGGATGGCGACTACGTGATCTTCGAGGTTACCGACCCCGCGATCGCTCATCGCCGCACCCAGGTGCTCTGGACCACGGCGCAGGCGTACGCGGCCTTTCAGAAGGCCGCTGCCGCTGACCGCTTCGACGGCCTCAAGCCCCCAGAGATCGGGATGGCGCATGGCCCGTGGGTCTGGGCCGAAGGCACCGTGGAGAGCGCCGAGGCCAAGGCGCTCGACGGGGTCGCATGAGCTACCCCCGGTTCGGGTTCGGAGGGGGCCCCGGCCGGGGGTGACACGCCTGGAACCCCCCAGGAAGCGAGGCCCTTGATCTGCCCCCGCACGAAGGTCAAGGCGTGGCCTTCAGGATCAAGGGCCTCGTGCAGAGACGGCCCCGGCTGATTTTCGTTCTGTTCCTGTCTCGACCGGTCCGCATCTCAGCCGGGGTGCAGTTCCCCCAGCAGCTTCCCCGCTGGGGTGGGAGCCCTGGTCGCCTGGCTCACACCACGTCCATTCCCGGCCAGGGCTCCTGGCACAGACGCACGGCTGGTGCCCGATGAACCCGGTCGCCGGCCGTGCCACCACCCTCGGGTCGCCCGGACCCGAGTGGAGGAGGTAGACAGATGGATCTGTACGCCAGGGATCTCGGCCAACTGGAGTTCCGTCGTCTTTGTGGCGGCAACAACAACGAGGACGGCGAGGGTGAGTCCTGCGTCGAGATCGCCCCGATTCCGGGGGCGGGCGACGCGTTCGCCCTGCGCGACTCCAAGCGGCCGGATGCCGGGACGCTCCGGTTCACCAGGTCCGAGCTGGAGGCGTTCCAGAGCGCGACCATCTAGTTCACCAACACAATGACGGCTCCCTGCCCGCCCTAATCAGGCAGGGGGCCGTCCCCTTCGACTGTACGGGGAACGATGCACTGGCACGCTTACACGTGGCTCGGTAACGGGGCGGACCTGGCGCGCGAGGGTGAACGCCGGCCTACCTCGCCGGACTTTCGCACTTCGGCCCTGCCGCCGATGCGGACGGGTTTGTGGCTGGCGAAACCTGCGTCGCGGATCGCCGAGACATTCGATGACGCGGCCAAGGCCGTCGAGTGGATGTCCCAGACGTTTGATCGGCACGGAGCGGTAGGGAGCCAGATCCCGTTGGAGACCCGTGTGGAGCTGGCGGCCGATCTGTTGCCACGCGGTGTCGATGTGCAGTGGGGCGAATGGCTGGCCGGGGGCCGCTTCATCACCGTGGGGATGATCTGCTGCCCCAACCGGCACGTGAGCAATCCGTGCCCGCTGACCCGGTCAGAGAGTGGAGGTGGTCTGTAGAAAAAAGAAAGAAGCCCCGCCCGTGGACCGAGGGGGTCCAGGGCGGGGCGCAGGGGGATGATGGTGGCGTGGACGACGAGACGCGGGAAGTGCGCTATCGGGTGGCTGTGCGGAGCGGGAGTTCCACGGTGATCGAGTTCCCGCTAGATGAACTCCCGGCTCCTGGGCTGCTCATCGAGAAGAAGGAGGAGCGCTGGCGGCTGGTGGATGTGGCGCTGGTCGCTCGGTATGACCACGAACTGCCGCGTGCGGTCGAGTGCGAGGCTGTCCTTGCGCAGGTGTGGGATCGGGAGGCGGAGCGCTGGGCGGCTCCCCCTGCTCCACCTCCCCGCGTTACGCCGATGTAGGCCTAAAGGCTCATGTAGCTCGGGTAGCCGGCGCGTTCGCCGGGGTAGACGACGAGGCGGATTCCTGCGGCTCGGATGAGTTTCAGGCAGCTCGTGCAGGGTTGCCGGCTGGTGTAGAGGCGGGCGTCTTGGCAGGCGCTCCAGTCGGCGTAGAGAAGGACGTTGGCCTCAGCGTGAGTGCTGCGGCAATCGCTGTAGCCAGGGCAGATCTCCTCTCCTCGTAGCGCCTTTGAAACGCGATCGCAGGGGCGCTCGATACAGCCAGGAAGGCCGCTGCGGACCCCGTTGTACCCAGTACTGACGATGCGTCGATCCCGGCTGACGAGCACAGCTCCGACACGGTCTCTCTCACAATCGCCTCGTAGTGCGACGGCGTCAGCGATGAGGAGGAAGTAGGTGTCCCAGTCGGGCCGGTCGCGGCCGGTGTAGACGGGGCGGGGGTAGGGGTCACTGAGGGTGTGGACCTCCTCGTAGTCGTTCAGAAGATCTCCAGGGTGGGCAGGCCCACGGCGTGGGCGATGGTCAGGAAGAGGGACAGCCACCCGAAGGTGGCTGCCAGCTCGCGTGGTGTCACAGGTTCATTCCGGCGATGAAGACGATGAGCATCACCACGAAGGTGACGAGGACGATCCAGTGCTCTGTGGTCAGAACGGCGGCTCCGGGTCGTCCCACATCGTGTCGGCGAGGAGGTCTCCCAGCTCGATGTGGAGCCTGATGGCGGCTTCGATGCTGAGGGGGGTGACGTGGTGGCTGGTGGTGCCGTGAACGTGGTGGGTGGTGCGGAGCACTACTACGTGTTCCTGCTCGAAGTCGTGGTAGGCCCCTTCGACGCTGGCGCGTCGGTGGATGCTGCCGTGGGCACCTCTCATCAGAACTCCTGCCAGACTTCCAAGCCGGTGAGGACCTTGGTGGTTCCGAACTCGACATAGGCCGGCGTGGCGTTGACGCCGAAAACGGCCGCCAGGTAGCGGCCCGTCTCCTCGGCGACGTTCACCTTCCGGATGGGGATGCCGGCCTTGATGGCGAGGTCTACCTTGGGGGTGATCCGCTTGCAGGGCCCGCAGCTCGGGCTGAAGAAGTACAGGTTCATCCGAGCACCACGCTGGCCAGGGCCAGCACTCCGAGGCCGATGGCCCCCAGGATGAAGATGCCGAGGATGGTCATGAAGCCGATGAGGACGGCTTGGATGGCTTTCTCCATGCGGGCGCCTTTCAGAGTTCGAGGAGGGCTTCAAGGGTGCGGACGCGCTGGTCCATGAGGGCGGCCGATGCGATGTCGCCGGCCTTCTGTGCGCGGTCGCGCTTCTTGCGGTAGCGGTCCAGGTGGCGCTCGGCCTTGCCTTCGAGGCTGCGGTCGTTGGCCTGCTGGGTGAGGTTGCGCAGGGCTTCTGCGTGGCGGGACGTCTGTTCGGCCTTGGCCAGCTCCTGGGCCCTGATCTCGGCGACCAGGACGTCTACGCGGCCTTTGATCTCGGATGCGATCTTTCGGACGTGGTCAGGTCCCTTGGGGCCGATATACGTGGGCATTTCGGGAGCCATGTAGGAGTTCACCTCGGGGATGCGGAACTGGTTGTAGGTGGCCACGGGGTCCTTTCAGTGCGAGGCGAAGTTCTGGGTCCAGTGGTAAGAGGAGAGGCCCACACCGATGTGGGTGTAGGAGCACTGGAGGATGTTGGCGCGGTGGCCTGGGCTGTCCATCCAGCCGTTGACGACTTCGGCGGCCGTGCGTTGACCGGCCGCGATGTTCTCGCCCCAGGTGCTGATGGGTGAGAAGCCGGAGCCGCGGATTCGGTCCCCCGGCCCTTCGCCGGATGGCGAGTCGTGGTCGAAGTAGCCCTTGGTGGCCATGTCCTTGGAGTGGCCGTAGGCGGCGGCCCGGAGCTTGGCGTCGTGCTTGAGCGGCTTGCACCCGGCCTTAGCGCGTTCGGCGTTGGTGAGGCGGACGACCTCGTTCTCGGCGGTGGTGCCGACCGTGCCGGTGCTCGGCTTCGGCGAGCTGGTCGACGCGGACGGCTTGGGGGTGCTCTTGGAGCGCAGCCAGAACTCCGAGCGCCAGAACTTGTCGCGGTCCTTGTAGGACCGGCCGGTTCCCCACTTGGTTATGTAGGCGGTGAGCTGGAGGTGTCCTTCGGGCACTCCGGCGTCGTAGTCGGTCTTCGGCTTCTTGCCTGCGGCCAGATAGGCGAAGGTGTGGGTGTCCAGGTCGAGCAGGATCGGGTCGGTGGCCTTCTCGGCGGGCCAGCCGGGGCCGAAGTCGCACACTTCGCCGGTGGCGGTCCGGCCTCGGGCCTTGACGGTGACCTTCGTCCCGAGCGGCCACATGGGGCTGGCGAAGCAGCCCTTGCGCATGTCCTGCCCGGAGGCGGGCTTGCCGGTGTCCCCGGCCGTGCCCGATCCGTCATCCCAGAAGTAGGACGCCTTCATGACGCCGGTCACCAGCGCCGAGCTGGACGGTGTCGTGGTGGCCGGCCTGGGCGTGGTCGTCGCTTTCCGGGGCGGTGTGGGTGTGGGCTTCCTGGTGGGGGTCGAGCTGGCGCTTGCGCTCGGGGTGGGTGTGCGGGTGATGCTCGCGCTGGGGGTGGGCGTGGTGCTGGTGGTCTCCCCGGCCCACTCGTCGAGCAGCGGGTCTTCGTAGGTGTCTTCCGCGTAAGTGTCCTCGTTGCTGACCGGGTTGACGGCGACGTGCAGGCCGATTCCGGTGAGGCCGGCCAGGCCCACCGCACTCACGGCGAGCCCGAACCTTCTTACCAACTTAAAGTTAAGCGGCACGGCGAATCTCCTCGTTGCCGATCGCGGTGTCTGCGTCGAAGTCCTGGAAGGAGTGCGGCGCGATGTTCTTGAGCCAGACCAGCAGCTCGTGGGCCAGCTCCTGGATCTCGGCGTCAGCGGCAACGTGGTGCCGCTTGGTCAGCACCTCTCGCCATGCGCGGAGGTTGCCGGTGACGACCATGCCGACTGGCTGGGCGTTGAGCAGGAACGCTCTGGCTGCCTCGCGGGCCTTCTTGCGGGGCACGCCCAGCTCGGACAGCTCGTTGCGTACCTGGACGTACAGGTCGAGGGCTTGGTCGTGGAAGGCGTGCAGGTCTCCCTCCATGTCGGTCCCTCGCAGGGCGGGCGGGACGACGGGCTCGTTGCCGGTCTGGTCCACGTAGCGCTGGGACTCGACGGAGAAGGACAGGTGCCGGTGCCTCGTCAGCTCGGCCAGGAGGGACCTGGACACGCCCCGGATGAGGAAGGTGACCGAGGCGTGCTCCAGCACGCTGTAGTGCTGGTGATCGAGGATGTTGGCCAGGTAGCCCCGGTTGGTCGCGGTGGCGGGGTTCTTGCGCTCGAAGGCTTCGTAGCACTGGCGGCCGGCGGCCTCGGCCAGAGCGTCGGGACCGGTCGCCGCGGCCTCGCTGCGGAATCCGGTCTTCAGCTCGAAGATGTCGGCGTGGAAGCGGGTGTAGGCGATGGGATAGACGTGCAACGGGAGGGGTCCTTAGAAGTCAGCCCCGTAGAGCGAGCCCCAGGAACGGGACGCCACTTCGGGGTCGGTGATGAAGTCCACGCCTCGGATCTGGGTCCGAAGGCACTCGCCGATCTCCTTGGCGAGGGTGGGCGCCTGCTTCAGGGGCAGGCTGGCGACGACCTCGTCATGGATAGGCAGTCGCAAGAAAGAAGTAAGTCCGGCCTTGTCGGCCTTGATCAGGCCACGAGCGGTCACGTCGCGCGATGCGCTCTGGATGGCGTAGTTGATCGCGCTGTAGGCGCGCTGCTGGTCCACGTACAGGCGGCGGCCTGTGATGGTCTCGATGTAGCCCTGCTTGCCAGCCAGGCGTGTCATCTGCTTGGCCAGCTTGGCGACGCCGGGGTACGCCTGGTTGAAGCCCGCGATGGTCTTCTTGGCGATGGCTTCCGGCACCTTGGCCTGCTCGACCAGGGCCTTCCAACCGCCCCCGTAACACACCAAAAAGTTGGCCATCTTGCCCACGGCCCGGCTGACGCCTGCGGCGTCGGCGGTGATCTGGTGCAGGTCCTCGCCCAGCTCGAAGGCGCGGTACATGCGCTCGTCGCCGGACAGCGCCGCCGCCATCCTCAGCTCTTGTGCCGCGTAGTCGATGCTGGCCATGACGTGGCCCTCATCGGCGAGGAAGCACCTTCTGACCATCCAGTCGCCTGACGGGAGGGTCTGTGCTGGGATGCCGGTGATGCTCATCCGGCCCGTGCGGGCCTGGAGGGTGTTGATGTTGGCGTGGCAGCGGCCGTCCTCGTCGGCGTTGGCGAGGAAGCTCTCCGGCCAGGTGCCCGCCCACTTGCCCGCCTTGCGGAACTCCTTGATGGCGCGGGCGAAGTACATGCCGTTCCCGGCCAGGTACTCCAGCAGGTCATCGTCCACCTGGGGCTTGCCGCTCGGAGTCTGCTTGAACTCCAGGTGGCCCATGTAGACCAGCGCCTCGAAGACCTGATCCGTGCTGCCGGGGTTGAACTCCTCGACGTCGATGAAGCCGAGCTTTTCGACCTCCCGCTCGATCTCCATCTGCCAGTAGGTCTCCTCCTGGCGGAGACGGGTGGCCAGGTCGCTGGTGTAGTCCCGGTCGAGCAGGAAGCCGTTCTTGCTGATGTCGGCGCAGATGCGGGCTATCTCGTGCTCGTACGGGATCAGGTGCCTGGCACTGGCCGGCACCTTGGGCAGGAGGGTCTTGGCCAGGACCCAGGCGAGCACCGGGTCCATGAGCGAGTACATCTGGTAGATCTCGTCGTCGATCGAGACCTGGGAGAAGTACGCCTCCTTCTTGAGCTTCAGTTCCTTGCACTGCTGGGCGACTGAGCCCTTGATCTGGCTGGCCGCGACCGGATCGACGTAGATCTCGGTCAGTTCCTCCAGCTTGTGACCCGGCCCGCCTTCCTTACGAGCCCTGGAGTCGACCAGCCGGGAGATGATCCCGGTGTCGATCGTCTTGGGCCACAGCTCGGCCATGGGGACCCCCAGGCAGCGGTCAGCCACCTGGAGGTCGAAGCTCGCGTTGTGGATGTAGAGCTGCTTGGCGTGCCGGAGGGTCTGGGCGGCGTACCAGGCGAAGCGGGGGTGCCGCTCGACGGGCAGGAACCAGGACTGGTCGCCTGCGGAGAACTGAGAGACCCGCAGCCGGAAGTCGGGCCGGTAGACCTCCAGGCTGGAGGTCTCGTTGTCGAACCCGAACTCCCGGTGCTGCTTGGCCCAGTTGGCGAAGGCGGGCAGGTCCCCCTCAGACTCGACGACGATGCCGGTGACGGGCCTACCGGCGAGCTTCATGCGGTGGACCCGCACCAGTTACCACCTTCCAGTATCAGAGCATGACGAAGCGGGCTACTTGACCCAGACGGCCTTGCAGGCGTCGGGGTCGTTGCGGTCGAGCGGGCAGAAGTACGCCTTCCACGGGCCCTTCGCGCCGTTGCCGGTGACGTACTTCATCTCGCCGTGAGCGCAGGTCTTGCCCTGCTGGCCGGGGGGCGGGGACTGGCGCTGCTGGCCGCCGCCGTTGCCGCCGCGCGGGGCTGCGGCCGACGCGCCCGAGTCGAGCGTCTTGGCGTACTTGGCGACCTTCGCCGTCAGCTCCAGCAGCCCCTTGGCCTCGTTGAGGGTGGCCTCGGCCTCCTCGACCGAGGCGGAGTGGAAGGTGGTCCATGGGGCGTCGAAGCCCGAGCCGTACTTGATGATGGTGACGATCTTGGCCTCGGCGTTGTTGCTCACGGTGGTGTTGCTCTCCTTGCTCGGGGTGGTGTTGCTCGGGGGGATGGTGGCCTGGGCCTCGTCACGAGGCGGGTCGGCGTAGGTGACCTCGGCCGCCCAGGGGTCCTCGGCGGGGGCGTCGGTGGCCCAGGGGTCTTCGTCGAATGTGCTCATGGTGTTACCAACTTCCAGTACGTTGGGTCAGCGAATGGGGCATGCGCCCGTGGCGCAGTCCTCGTCGATTCCGTCCTCGACGGCTTCCAGGCCGGTGGCGGCCACCCAGTCGAGGTAGTCCTGCTCGGTGATGCGCTCGTAGGGGGCCAGCTCGAATCCCTTCTCCGGGAAGACGGTGAAGCCCTTGAGCGTGCGGCTGTAGCGCCAGATGTGGTCGGCCACCTCGTTGACCGTGTACTTGCTGGGGTCGAGGTTGGCGGTGAAGCTGACCGCGTTGTCGGCGAACTCGGTCTGGATCATCTCCTGGAAGGCCAGGAGTTCATCGAGGGTCAGTTCGTCGGCGGACTCCACGATGCTGCCGGAGTGGCCGGCGGCCTCCACCCGTTCGACCACGGCCTCCTTCGTGGGGATCTCCACGACTACCGTGGAGGCGGCCTGTGGGTCGTCCACGATGTTGTAGCCCTGGGAGCGGTAGTCCTCGACCTGGCGCATCTGGTCGGGGTCGATGGTGGAGAAGCGGATGCGGCGGATGTAGTAGCGGCTGAAGATCGGGTGGATGCCCTCGGTCGTGCCCGGCAGTTTGGCGATGCTGCCGGTCGGCGCGATGGTCGTGACCTTGACCGGCTCGGGGATGCGCAGGGCGAAGGAGAACTTGCGGGCCTCGTCCCGGATGACGTCCTTGAGCTTGCGGAAGATCGCCCGAATGTAGGCTCGCTTGGGTGCCGTGCTGTAGCGCTCGCCGATGAGCGCCAGCGCTTCCTGCACGCCGAACAGGCCGACACCGATACGCCGGTTCTTGGCGAGGATCTTGGCCTGGTTGGGGTCGTTGACGTCGCCGTACGTCGCGCGGATGAGGAACCTGGTTATGAGGCGGGCGGCCTTCTCGGCTTCCTCCATGTCGAAGAAGTCGGGGTAGGCGAAGGCGGCCATGTTGATGTGGCCCAGGTTGCAGTTCTCGAAGGGTTCGAGGGCGATCTCACCGCAGGGGTTGGTGGCGAACACCTTGCCGGTCTCGCCCACCTGGGACAGGTCCCTGTTCCACACGCCCGGCTCGCCGTTGAGCAACATGCCGCGTGCGATCTCCTCCAGGACCATCAGGGCGTGGAGCTGCGTCTCCTTGTTGGCCTCACCCGAAATGGCGTCGATGAAGTCGTTGTCGATGACGACGCTGATGTTGGTGGTCCAGTGGTCGCCGGCCTCCTTGCACCGCAGGAAGGTGAAGATCTCGGGATCGTCCCAGGGGAGCATCGCCATCCGGGCCGAGCGGCGGTTGCCCCCGGCCACCACGCACTGGGCTATAGCGTGGTCAATCCGCATAGCGTCCAGGGCGGTAACGTTCCGGCCGACTCGGGCGTTGAGCACGCCGGCCACCTCGTGGAGCATCTTGGCCAGCGGGGCTGGCCCGCTCGCGGTTCCGCCGAACGTCTTCAACCTGCTGCCCGCGCAGCGGACGTTGGAGACGTCGAAGACGCGGGTGAAGTGGCGGGTGTCCTCGCGAACGAAGGCGTCCAGGAGGTCGGACAGGGCATCGGCCCAGCCTTCACGGCTGTCGTCCACCACCATGGGCCAGTCCCACTCATGGCTGTAGCGCTCCGACAGCAAGCCCGCGGCCTTCATCGCCTCGTAGTCGGCGTGTCCGGGGTCGCACACGATATGGACTTCGAGGGTGCGGCGGACCAGGCCGTACGGCAGGAGGTGGCGGGAGTCGTAGTTGCTGCCGACGCCGCCGCCCTCCATGAGGCGAAGGAAGCTGAACTCGAAGTGCTCGCTGAACCTGTCGGTCCAGCCGCTGGTGTGACAGTTGAACAGGTACTGCCTGCCTCGGACGCCCGAGGCCCACAGGTGCCGGCCTGCCGGGAGCAGCGCCATGTCGTGGATCAGGTTGAACAGTTCGGCGCGCTCGGTGAGCGGGGTGGCGCGGTGTCCATCACCGATGAGGGCGATGTTGCCCCTGACGACCCTGCTCACGGTCTCGGGCCAGGTCTCCTTGGACCCGTCAGCCTTGGTGCGGCTGTAGGTGCGGGAGTAGACGGCTTCGCCGGTCGGGCCGAAGGTGAAGGTGGTCAAGCGATGCTCTCCTGGTTGCGGGTGATGGCCTGTGCTGCGGAGTTGGTCATGGCGCGGCGTGCGCCGGGACCCTCGTGGGTGGCGCGGCCGGAGTTGGTGTGTCGGTTCAGCTCGCGGGTGACGGCTGCGATGGCGTCGCTGACGCGGCGGCGGTCGGGCTCGGCCAGGCCGAGGTCCTCGGGGCCGAAGGCGGCGAGGATGACGTCGTGGGTCTTGTCGCTGACCCGCTCCATGGCCGCCTGGAGGTCGGCGAGGTTGACCCAGATGCTCTGGGACTCCACGCCTACGCCGTGGTCGCGGTCCTTGCTGGGTGTGGTGTAGGCGTCGGGGTTGTAGTACGCCTCTTTGAGCAGCGCCCGCACTTCACGCGGGGTGTAGACCGCCGTGGCGGTGTTCATCATGTAGGCGTAGTGCTGCTTGCCGCAGTAGACGCCGGCCCGCTGAGAAAGAAGGAAGTGCAGGACTTCGTACTCGCTGCGGCCGTACTCGGCGGCCTTGTCGAGCTTGGCTTCGATGTGCCGCCACTCGCCGAGGACCTGGGTGGTGATCTCGGATGCGATGTCGCTGGCGTCGAGTGCGGGGTACTGGCGGGCGTACTTGCGCCCGACCGATTCGGCGACCTGCATGAGCAGGTCGGTGTGCTCTGGGGTAATCAAGGGAGGGGTTACCAACTTCCAGTATCAGGGCATGCGGAATTACGCGGCGGCTTTGAACTTGCCGTCCGATGCGCGCTTGAGCGCGCCGTAGCGTTCGCCTTCGACCACGAACGAGCCGTCCGTGAAGATGTCGATGGCGTGCGGGCTGACGTCGTATTTGCCGACGTAGAGAAGGCCGAAGCCTTGCTGCCAGTTCGCGACACCGCCCGCGCCCAAGTACTGGGCCTTGCGGACGTCCATGAGGTTGCCGACCTCGAAGCCCCAGCGCCGGGTGGCCTTGCCTCCGATGTACTGGGAGGTGTGCCGGCGGATGCCCAACCTGTGGGTGTGGCCCATGATCACGTTGGCGCCTGCCTTGGCGGCGTGGTTGTAGGCCGAGGTTCCGGCGATCTGGGACATGCCCTTGATCTCGTGGCCGTGGATCAGAACGGTGTCCGGACCCACCTTGTGGAAGGGCGGGATCAGCTTCACTCCGAAGCCGTCGAAGTCGAGCAGGCGGCTGAAGTGGAACGCCTGGCTGAACTCAGCCAAGGCGGGTGCCTGATCTTCGAGGTACTGCCTCGGGCGAAGATCATGATTTCCTTCAAGGACGCCGAACTCGCCGGAGTAGACGCTGCGCATCGGCCCGAAGAAGTAGCGCTTGCCGTAGTCGGAGTGCTTGATCACGAGCTGCTCGTACTCGCCGCGCGTGCCCTTGTTCCAGCGGGACGGCGTCGGGTAGTCCATCAGGTCGCCGATCTGGTAGACGGCGTCGGGCTGGTAGTCGCCGATGAACTGGATGACGTTGCGCATGGCGCGCTTGTCCTCGTAGGGCATCTGGGTGTCGCTGATCACGACGATTCGCTTGGTCAGTCCCACAGGCCCTCCTTGGCCAGACGATCAACGGTGTCGCAGTACATGAAGGTCCAGCCCCCGATGTGGGTGGCCCAGACCTTCTCTGCGGTGAGCTTGGCGGCGGTGTGGAAGGCGCAGTCGGCCTCGCACCACAGCCCGTTCTGCTGGCGCTTCTTGTGCCGCTTGAGCGCGGCGTAGCGGGCCCGGATGAGGAGATCGTTCACTCGTCGTCCTCGTCGTCGCCGAGGTCGAGCATCGCCCGCTCCTCGTCGGACAGGGCGTCGTCGTCCCAGATGTAGCCGAGGTTCAGCCACAGGTCGTAGCTGTAGGGGGCCTCGGGGTCCTTCTCGACCTTGAAGCGTCCGCCCTGGACCATGTCCTTGCGGGTGGTGAGGATCTCCTTCACCAGCCTGGCGAGCATGGATTCGAGGGTGGCCGCGTTGGGGATGATCAGCCCCTCATCGACGTGGTAGCACCACCCCTTGGCCTGGAACAGGCCGGCCAGCTCCTCCGGAGCCAGCTCCCACTCTCCGGCGATCTTCACTTGCCAGCCCTTCTGTCGGCGGTGAACAGGATGGTGGGGACGAGCTTGGCGGCCTGGTCGTCGTCGAAGCCGTTCGCCGTCAGCTCGGCGAAGGCGGTCCAGGCGTCCTCTGCGGCCTGCTCGATGAACTCGTGCATCAGTAGGACCGCCCGTTGATGAGGTCGGCCACGTTGTAGCCCCCGACCGGGACGGAGCCGTACTGCTGGTAGAGCGTCTGGGGCTGCTGCGGGGCCGACGACTGCATCGGGGCCTGCATCTGGGCAGGGGCCGGGGTGACGGTGGGGTCAGGGACGACCTGGGCGGGCCTGGCGTGGCGGGCCTTGTTGGTGGCGTAGCCCGCGAAGGCGGACTCGATGGCGTCCTTCAGAAGGCGGAGCTTGTAGCGCAGCATCACGTTGTAGGCGATGCCGTCTTCGACCTCCTCCATCGCGTACTGGATGATCTCCTGGAGGCTCATCAGCTCGAACTTCTGGCCGTGCTCCTCCTCGTACTGCTGCGCGCCGACGCTGAGGATGCGGCCCTGCACGGCGAGGACGGCGTCGAGGACTTCCTTGGCGAGCTGCTCGCTGTTCACTGTGTTACCAACTTCCAGTATCTGGGTATGGGAATGGGGTTCAGGCACCGAGCTTGGCTCGGAGCCCATCTCTGCCATGGGCGGCGTAGAAAGAAGTAACGTCCCCGCCCGTCATCGGGATGGGGCGGACGTTGTCCAGACCGCTGTTGGCGACCTTGGCCACCAGCTCGCGGCCGGGCTCGTCGTCGTCGTGGAGCATGTAGACGGCGTCGAACTGCACCAGCAGCCTTCGCCAGACGTTCTCCCAGGAGTTGGCTCCGGGGATGGCCACGGCGGGCAGGCCGCACATGTCGGCCACGATCGAGTCGAACTCGCCCTCGGTCACGCAGATGTTGCGTGTACCGCGCTGGAGCGCCTCGGTCCCGAACATGCGGGGGATGTCTCCGGCAGTAGAGCGGTACTTGGGTCCGGGGCCTTCACCGAGTCGCCGGAAGCGGATCGAGATGCACTCCCCGAACGGGGTCAGGTAGGGGATGGACAGGTAGCCGCGTACGGACTCGTGGCCGGGGCTAGGAGAACGGACGACGCCGAGTCTGTACCTTGCGATGACCTCTTCGGACAGCATGCGTTCCGGGCCCGTCAGGTAGGCCAAAGCCTCGTCGTCGAGCTGGTCGTGGTACTCCTTCGAGGTCTTCTCCGTAAACGTCCTGGAGGACTGACTGGGGACTATCGCCTTCATCTAGCTCGACTCTCCGCAGCAGCGTGAAGGCGTTGCCCTTCGTGCCGCAGGCGTTGCAGTTGAACGCCTCGTACCGGACGCTGGCCGAGGCTTGGGTGTCGTCGTGGAAAGGGGCAGCGCATCGAGCGCCAACGTCCTCCTTGCTCCACGTGGGGAACGCTCGCTCCGAAGTACTCCAGGAGCGGGGTGATGGGCAGCTCCACTAGCTTCCAACTTCCAGTTTGCGGGCACGCAAAAGGGCAGCCTCCAGCGCTGCCATGACAGCCGGGTTGCCGGGCCGCTTGTCTCGGGTGTGGGGACGGGACAGGTCGCGGGGCGGGGTCGAGCTGTAGTACTTCATCGCTTTCTCCTCTGGCGGCTGTTGTTGTTGGCTTCCTCGGATGCGTAGCGGTACCCGAGGACGTCGATCGCTGGGGGGCGTTCCAGATAGGCGGCGGCGGCCCGAAGGACGTCCGGCCTGTCACGAGCTGCCGTCAGCAGCCGTCCGTTGCACATGCGGCACAGCAGGCCGCGTACGACTCCATCGCGGTGGTCGTGGTCCACCGACAGGCGCTGACGCCTGGTGCCCTGGCAGATGGCGCAGGCGCCATTTTGGGCGACGAACAGCACGTCATACTCGCCGGGCTCCAGCCCGTAGGTCTTGCCGACTCTGCGGCGGTGGTGGGCGTCGGATCGGGCCTTCTTCTGGCAGGTCGAGCAGATCCTGCCGCGCGGCCCGCTGTAGAAGCGCTCTTGGCGGTTGAGACCGCAGCGCTCACATCTCTTCATAGATGCGCCGCTCCGGTGCTCCCTCGGCCTCGACTGCCGTCTTGAACTCCTCCCATACATCGTCGGGCACACCTCCTCCTTGCTCCATGTCGTTGATGAGCATCCGGTCCAGGTCGGCGTTCAGCTCGATCATCAGGTCGCCGGCCGCCGAGGCTTTGCCGCTTCGGTTCTTGAGCACGTACACCCCGAGCGCTCGGCCTTGCGGGGTGAAGGTGTCGGTGTAGGCCAGGCCCAGCACGAGGGTCTGGAGCTTGGTGATCTTTCCTCGGATGTCCTTGAGCTTGAGCGGCTGATCGCCCGACTCGGCGTCTCCCACCACGTGGTGCAGGACGACGACGGCGGCCTCGGTCTTGCGGGCCAGGTCCACCAGGAAGCTCATGGTGGACTCCAGAGAGGTGAAGCCCTCCCCGCCGCTCTCGTCGAAGACGTTGGCGAGGTTGTCGAGAACCAGCAGCTCAGGCCACTTGCCGTACATGTAGGCGTAGGCAAGTACCTCTTCCTCGATGGCCTTCAGAGACGGTGCCGCATCGAAGTCGAACCAGACCCGCGTGAACTCCTTGAGGGCCTTGTCGTACTTGGCTCCCTTCTCTTGCTTGTAGGCGGCTTCGATGTCCTGGACGCGGTCGCCGGTCAGGATCGCGGCTGCTCGGATGGCCTGGGTGACCTCGTCGCTGTCGGCCGACATGTAGATGCCGTGAGCACCTGATCGGATCGCCAGATTCAAGGTGTACGCACTTTTGCCGACACCTGGGGCGGCAGCCACCATGGCGACCTGAGAGCGGCGGAAGTGGACTGTGTTGTCGGCGAGGGTCTGCCACACGACGGGGATGGGGGCACCCGCGGATTTGGCCTTCCGCTTCGCGTGGGTGAGCAGCAGCATTCAGGCGGCCCTGAGCGCCCGCCGCTGCTTGTGCACCGCTTCCACGCGCTTCAAGAATGCGATCTGCATGCCCGACCTCACACGGACAGGGCCGTCCTCGTAGACGTGCTCGACGCCTTCCTCATCCTCGTAGATGCTCGGGGTGTTGAAGAGGACGTCCTTCCACTCGGGTGCGACCAGGTACTTGTACCTGCCCGCTCCTCTGCTCTCGGCTGTCAGCGCACTCAGGCCCGCTAGAGCCCTCAAGACGAGAGTCTGCTTGCATCCGAAGATGTCAGCGAGCGATGCCTTGAGGTCCCAGACGGCTTGGCCGTCGTTGCGCTCCTCGGCGGCGTAGGCGGCAACGGTCCTTGGGACCAGTTCCTTGACTTCGGACTCCAGCTCCTTGACACGGGCCGACCCGATCGCTGCTCGCTCCTCGGCCTCGTGCCAGTACTTCGCCAGGTCCAGACGGGTCAGCTTGACCGGCTGGGCGGACTGCGCAAGTTCGGCCTCTCGGGTCTTAACTGCGAAGTAGGTTTGCGCTGCTGCGATCTCTGGCTTAGTCGGGTCACCGTTCATCACGATCATGTAGCAGGCGAAGCGGGTGAGCCGATAGTCCTTCACGGATCGTTCCCCAAAGCCGACCCGCACATTATGCAGGACCTCCCGAATATTGGCCTGACCTGCGGAAACGCCCTGAGTGTTGGTGATCGCAGTGACGGCGCGATGGACTGCCTTCTCCGCGTCCTTCCATCTGGCATATTTGAATGTCTGACCCATGAGCAGTTCGCGTGCGAACCAGTGCTCGCCCTCCTCGTCTACATGCTTGAGCTCATCGAAGTGGCTGGTCGCGCCCCCGCCGACTTGTAGGTCCGGTGCCGCCTCCAGATCGGGTCCCACGTACCGGTAGACCTGCGCGGGCCTGCCGCCTGTGCTGGGAAACGTGAAGGTCTCGACGGCCATCCCCGGCAGCTCCGCCTCCAACTCCTCCCTTGTGATGCCGAACTTGCGGTAGATCTTGGTGGAATAGACGCCTTTCTTGCCCGCCTCGGCGATGAAGCGTTCGATCTTGTTCATGGTTCTCCTAGTTCATGAGAGGGCAGTGGGGGGCGACGCCGCAGGTGCGGCATGCGTCGCCTGGGTTGGGGAGGAAGAGACCTTGCTCGGCCAGGTTGACCTGGCGGACGAACCAATCCTTGATCAGTTCTTCGTCGAGCGTGGTCAGGTCGATGGGTGGGGTGGGTTTGCCGTCGCGGGTCATGAAGAAGTCGCCGAAGCTGACGTCCTCGTCCAGGACCTCGCGCACGGCTTGGCGGTAGACGATGAGCTGGAAGGGCACAGCCGGCGTCTTGGCCCCGCTTTTGATGTCGCGGACCAGCAGCTCGCCCGTGCGGGTGTCTTGCATGAGCAGGTCGATGTAGCCGCGTACGGCCACGTCGGCGAACTCGATCTCAAAGCCCACCTCGGCGGCGGGCGACCCGTCCGGCAGCAGGTAGGGCCGTAGGCCGTGGTCGCTGAGGTTGTAGTCGATGTAGTCGTACACCTGGGCCAGGCCGCCTTCGTAGCGGTCGCGCAGGTCGTTGACGACCTTCTTCCGGCCGCCTACGAGCCACCGTTCGCGGTCGGGTTCGGCCTCGTCAGCCTTGGCGATCTCCTTTCTCCAGGTGGCCTTGAAGACCTCCTGGGCTTGCTCGACGGGCATCTGCCGGAGGGACTTCTCCCAGGCGTCGGCCGCCTCGTGGATGGCGGTCCCCTGGATGAGCCACCCGGCTGGGAGAGAAGAAAGATGTCGGACGCGCTCCAGTTCGTAGGACAGGCCGCAGCGGGCGATGGACGTGAGGCGGGATACCGATGTTCGTCTGTGCAATAGCGTTTCCAACTTCCAGTTGGGAAGTAAAAATTTTTAAGCTGCGCGCCAGAAGGTGATGAAGACGTCGGGGTCCTCGTCGCACTCGTCGTAGAAGGCGTTGCGGAGTATCACGTCTTGGGGGAGTTGCGAGAGCGCGGCCATGACGTTGGCGACCGTCGCGTTTCCACCGGTGGCGCAGATCTCATAGAGCGTGCCGGCCGGGCCGATGCACTTATCCGCCCGCGCGAAGGTGGCCTCATAGAAGTTCACCATGGAGTCGCCGGTGTAGTCGTCGTTGAAGTCCTCTGGTCCGGTGAATGCCACTCGGCTTTCCTTATCTCTGAGGGGGTGGGCACGGCCCCCTTCCGAGGGGGCCGCGCGCCGTTTATTGCGACTGAGAGGGTTTCAGTGCCTCGCCCACGTCTTTGAGGACCATCTTGATGTGCCAGTTGTCCTCGTTGGCCGGGCGCTCGTAGAACCCGATAGTGCGGTCGTAGTCGATGTCCAGGCCGTCCTCATAGAGGCGGGTAGCCCACCGCAGGCCAGTGTTCAGCTTGGCCAGGGGGACCTGCTGTCCCTGCGCAACCTTGCTGAGGTTACGCAGGTTCGTAATCGGCCCGGTCTGTCTGTGCTCGACATCAACGGTCCAGGGGATGTACTTCTTGTGACTAACGGTCTGCCGACGAAGTCCCATCTTTTCGGCGGCTTGCTGTACCCCGCTGATGGTCACGTTGAAATACGTTGCAATCTCGCGGTAAGTCTTGCCCTCCTCGAACATCCGCCTAAGTACGAGGGGGTCAATCTTGCGATCAGCCATTTCTAGTCCTTATCGGGCATCATGTAATAATTTCAAATTGGTACTCCTGAAGGGGTCACACGGGTGGCCCGATGTTGAACCTGCGTCCGTGTATAAGGGGATGAGTTAGGGGAAGCATCTTTGCGTTCTCATCATTTCGCATTGGGGAAGGGATTCGACAGAAGGCCGAACGTACGGACACGAGATGCGAGCCCGTACGCTCGAAAGCTATCGAATCAGGTTCCAACCCAGAGCCAGTATTGCTCGCACATGCGAGCCCATGGTTTTCGGACGCGGAAGTTTCACGGACCTTTTTATGACTGGGGCGCGGCGAATGACAGCCGTCTTTTTCTCTTCTCCACCTCACGAGACAGGCGGGTCGCTTGCGGCTTAGCTACCTGTCCCGGACCATTCTTCTGGCGATGGTGCCCACTGATTGTCATGTTGCGAGCGCGTCCCCGCTCTGACTCCTGGCCCCCCTTGCGGGGTGTCCGTTCGTCGGCGGTGCGCTGTTGGGATTAAGTTACCAACTTAAAGTTGGCTCGTCAACTCCCGGTTTGTCGTCTTCCCTGGTAGACGCCTTGTCTGACCCTTGCGGGCCGGGCCTTGCGCCTCCCCGGTTGGGGCGACGTCGAGAACGCTACCACGTTCCAGTTGAGGCTGCAACGTTCCAGTTCTTGATCGCTCTGCGTTGCTTCTTTCGCTCTCGGCCATGTGCAGCCATGTGCAGTCGGACCCTTGATGATCTTTTGAAAACGGACATAACAGGACATAAAGGACTGGACGGGGAACCCCTGTGATCTACCTCAAAACAGGCTTCTACCTGGGCGTACGCCCGCAGCGAGCAAGATCATCCTTGAATCTTTATTGACCCCGACATCAACGGCATCTACGCCGAGAACGACGAGATGGCGCTGGGCGCGGTCACCGCGCTGAAGGGCGCCGGCAAGGAGCCGGGCGACATCAAGATCGTCTCGGTGGACGGCACCCGCAGCGCCGTCCAGAGCATCGCCGACGGCTGGCTGTACGCGGTCATCGAGTCCAACCCGCGCTTCGGCCCGCTCGCCTTCGAGACCGCCCGCAAGTTCCTCGACGGCGAGCCGATCCCCGACAAGGTGATCATCTCCGACCGGGACTACGACACGACCAACGCCAAGGACTCACTCGGTGAGGCGTACTGA